TTCTTTCTGTCGGTATAGCCGAAATGCTTGTTATTGTTGGTTGTATTACCATGTTGTTTCGCCAATCTACGAGTTAGCGGTCATTCTAAACCGACACCCGATACAATCCTTTTTCATTGGGTTTTAAATCTACATTAAAGATAAATGACGACTTCCCAGTTTTTAATAAATCGAAAGTATCATCAAAGAAATTCATTAAATCCTTTGACGAAAAACGCAATGTATGTGGGTCTTTTCGTTTTAAAATAAACGCATCATCTTCATCATCTTTTAAGACATAAGCCGTTTTTGCTTTTTGATTAAATCCAAACATTAAACCATCATTATCATCAACATTTAAAGCCTTTGCGACAATATCGCTAACAATAAACCGACCGTTTTTTAACTCCAGTTTTATTACTGGTTTTTTAAATGTTCTCAATTGTGAATGAGAACTTCGCTTTACAAATACTATTTCTTCCATTTTTTGATATATTTTTATATTAATTTATGAGATAAAAAGAACGAACCGCTAACACGGGTTTGGCAAAAGTGGGCAGAAACATTCTGCTAAAATTGAACATCATACAAGCCCACCTTCGCCAAGCCCGAAAACGTTATATGAAATGCCTTGCGGACGTGTTCCAATTGAAGTTCCGTGAAGGAAAAACAAAAAGAAAAAAGCCACCGCACATTTTAAATATCTCGTGTATCAAAGTTAATTTCATTTTCAGTTTCTATTCTTGGGTTCAAATCATTTGTTCCACAAAATCCGTTACATTCAAATAAGGGCTTTACTTCTTGTGGTTTCATATCTGCCAAACATTTTAATTCAGGATATTCAAGATGCTTTTTTAGAAATATAAATTGCTTCCATTTAATGCCAGTTTCTTTAACTATTGCTTTCGCTTCGTTACTTTGGTCTTTCAGCATTGTAACAGGTTCTCCACGCAAAGCAGTTAGTTTATGTTCTATTTCTGCCATTGCATTAAACTTATCAATGAAATCACGTTCCATCTTTTGCCAATATCCAATTCCGCCTTGAACGCATCCAGTCTTAAAGCAATTATTATTTCTAAATCCTAATTGATACATTTTAGGAATTTCAATTCCTGCATCTTGCACAATTCGTAAGCAATCATCTTTGTCGTATGCCATCATAAGTAATGGATAAATACCTTTAGCTTTCGGGTGGTTTTTGTGCAGTCCTATTGCTCTATTACATTCCTTTTTATCAAACTCAAAGCCGAAAATCTGATAATCATATTCGTTTTGGTCTTGCCATTTTTCACGAACTCGTCTTTTTAATTGAGTTGAGCAAATTGCACCAGTAGCCACATTTAAAGATTTATGTTTAGTCCATACATCTTGTATGTTTTCATAATCTTTCCCAATTTCTGTAATAACTTCAATAGGTTGCCCAAACCATTTTTCACAATCAATTTTAAATCGGTATGTATCTTCATCCTCATTGCCAGTATCAATCATTATTACTCTACATTGGTTTTTTCTACCAAATAAATATAATGCAGTTTTACAAGCTACTGCTGATGTAATTCCTCCACTCCACCAACAAATTATTTTTTTATTTTCCATCGCTTTTTTTCTTTTTGTTTTTCTGTTTAGTGTTCCAATTGAGCTTTATCGTAAATAAATCGGCACTTCATATAACACGGGTTTGGCAAAAGTGGGCAGAAACATTCTGCTAAATTTGAACATCCTACATGCCCACCTTCGCCAAGCCCGAAAACGTTGTGCGAGATGCTAGGACACCGCATCGTGAACTTTAGCATATTTGACAATTGTTGCGTGAGTTTTTTTTATTAATTTTTCATAAGATTTTATTCTTTGTGAATCAGAAATTAATCCGTGAATTCCTAAAAGGCTAATTGAATCTGAAAGTTTTTGTAAAAATTTAATTTCTTCAGCAGGAACAAAATCAAAAACTTTTAACTGTGATTTTAAACTTGGTGCAAATGCTCCTAATTGAACATTAATTGTTAGATTTTCTTTTGACATTTTTATATAATTTAATTGATTAATATTTGTTTGAATAAGCACCATCGCACAACAACATATTTATGAAATGGCGGGTTTAGTGCTAAATTGATACTTTGTGCATCTAATAAAGTTTTGTAATAATTGAAAAATCCGTTTTCAAAATCCGCCACTTCATAAATATGCAAAACGTTATTTTCTCCTACAAATATAACTATTCGCTATTAATTGACACCAATAAATAATAAAATAATTATATTGCTGTGATTTTTAATCGTTTAAAATTGAAAGTATTTTGTTTTCTTGAAGTGGGATTTTCAAAACTTGCGATATCCTTTTTGAAGCATCGGATTTGTTCACGCCATGATAGTTAAGAATGTTTTTAAGCAATTTGCGCTCATTGCTTGTAAGAAGCGGGTATTCGGCTACTAATTTCTCTAAATTTGTCATTATCTTGGATTTGTTTGAAGTAATCTAGGTGGAAATATTTTTTGAGTTTCTGCTAGTATTTGTCGCTCGGTTGAATTTAGTCCGTTAAAAACATCTACTGTTTTCCAAATTAATGGTCGGGGGTATTGTTCACGCAATAGTCTGCTTGCTTCTTGAAGTTGAATTGTGGTCATAATTTTAGTTGTTTAATTTACCTAACAAAAATTTTACGTTTTCTACTAATTCGCTAGTTGAAAGTGATTTATGTTCTAATTGTTTAGCCCAATATAAAATCTTTTCGTCACGTTTTATATTTTTAAATTCGTTTCTATAAATTTCGCAAATTTCTTTCTTTTTTATTTGAGGTACTGAAATTCTTTCATCAATACCATGCTTGGTCATTAATTCGCCTTGTTGCGTTATTGTTTTTTTATCCCACCATTTAATAGCATCTGCTATATTTAACGTGGCTTCTGAATTGCTTTTGTCCATGTTTTTAGTGTATTAATTGTGATTGAAAAAACTCCGATAAACTTGCCTTATTAGTAACTTCAATTTCCATTACATTGCAAAATCGGATAGCTTCTAGTAAATCTTTGAAAGGCTTTATTTTGTCGTGCATTTTAAGCTGAAACTTGTGTCCTATTGCTTGAATAGTTGCTTGTTCCTTAATATGCTTGCTAATTGTTATGCTTGCTTCCATAATTACAATTGATTAGGATTAACAAACTTAATATATTTTCGGTTAAGGTCTAAACTGCCCTCGTTAAACATCTGTTCAAATTCATCAAATGTTTTAAGGTATCTTTTATATTTCGGCTCTAAAGGCTCGTATGGGTCAATTGCGTTTACAATTTTTATGTTACAAAGGTCGCATGGTATTAGTAGTATTTTCATTGTTAGTTGGTTGTGTTTTTTAAAAGTTGGTAAATTTTTAAGCATATCCAAATAGCGAAAAGTGCTATGATTGGTGCTGTCATTGGGTTAATTGTTAGTAACTCCATTTTATTAAATTATAGTCTTTACAATGTTGGTCAAGCATAGCCATTAATAAAACTTGGTAACATGGTAAAATATCAATCCATCGGTGTACTTCTTTGCCATTTACAAAATAGCTTGCTTGTGCTTTTCCTTCTTCAATTTCTTCAATCAATACCATTAAATCGGTGTTTTGGTATGTGCATTTTTCTATTGTTCTCATAATTATTTTCCTTTCGCTTTTTTGCTTGGTTTATATTTATAGCTTCCAAAACTTACAATGTGTTTTTCAATTATTGAATTTATGTTTTCGGTGCTATCATCGCAACTTTTAGCTAGTCTGCCAATTAAATTTCTGTACGTCAAACAACCATTATTAAATAACTCAATTGTATAGGTAGTTGCATGATATTTTTTATTGGTAGTTATTGAATGATTTTCAATAGGAAAGTATTTTTCTCTTATTTCTGTTATGGCTTTATTGTAAAAGTCTGTTGCTGTATGTATCATTTTATTGTGCTTTTTAGTTTTGATTAAAAAATAGTTTTGATTGTTGGTCGTTATGTCCTGTAATAACTGTTTGCAATAGTTCTGTTAAAACCATTTGCTCCTTTTGAGTATCTGCTTTCACTACTACATAGCCTTCGCAATTAAGATTGAATATTTGTGCTTCGTTGAAGTCAATCATCATGTAATCTTTTTTGTGCCTTAATTGCTCGTATATTTCGCTTAAAATGTCCGATTCGTCATGGTCATACAGAATATCTGTTACCGCTTCGCTAAGGCTTTTAAACTCCTTTATTTCGAGGTTTACAAAAGCTCCTTTAAAGTTAGCTATAAATGTTTCTGCTTGGCTTCTTGCGTCAAACTCTTTGCTTATCATAAATCTTTGATAGCTGTTTTTCTTGGTTGCTGTTACTTTGAATGACATGATATTATTGTGTTTTTAATTGGTTTTCTGTTTCCTCTTTTATAATACTTAAAACTGTTGCGCCTAATCCAATCCATGTTTTATCTCCATAGCTTGTTTTTACTTTACCTTGTTTGTTAATTTTAAGGTTTAAAAGTAGGCTTATCTTTTCGCCTATTGCTACATTTAGCAAGTTTTCATTTTCTGCTGTGTTTTTCATGTGCTTAGTTCTTTAAATAAATTTCTTGATATTGTTTTGTTTTATTGCATCTTTTTAAATAGTATGCTCCGATTGTGTTTATATAAACTTGTCTAGGTTTACAGTTTTGTAAATTTATAAAACCGATATTGTCTATATAATAAATATGTCTTGTTTTCATGTGCTTAATTGTTTAAAATATTAAGATTATAACCTAAGTGTTCAAGTTCTTTTGCAAGGTCGTTATATTGCTCATTAGTGGCTTTTTCGCATTCATTTGCATAATCTATATGGCAGCTTGAATGTTGTCCTATATGTGCGTAAGAAGTCCTTAAATCTTTATCATTAAAGTCACTTTCATTAGGAAAGTAAGCAAAAATATTTTGTGGTTCATCAATTCGATTAAGGTTAAAAGGTTCTGCACTTAAACCGTAATCAAAAGTGTATCCTATTTTTTCACAAGCGTCTTTTAGTTCGCCTAATTTTTGGTAACTCATTCCTTCTTCAAAAAATGTACTATAAAACTCTAGTAAATCTTTTATGTCAGTTGGCAAACTTTCGATATGCTCAAATAAATCTTGTGGCTGTTCGATTAAAAATAATACGTCCGTTTTGTTTGTGTCTTTTTTCATGGTTGTTTGTGCTTTTTATTTATTGAATGAAAATTGTTTACTATTCCAAACTTTGCTAGTTTCGTAATCTCTAATAATCATGTTTGCAACATCATCTGACTTTTGCCATTTAGAAACTGTTTCACAGCCTATTTTTTTGCCTGTAATGGTATAAACTGAAACATTTGCAAGTCGTGTTGTTGTGTCGTTTATTTTCTTTTCTTTTTGAAATTTTGTGTAATATGTGTTCATGGTTAAATATTATTATCGTAAAATTTTGTAATTTGTAGCTTTATTTTATAAAACTTTTCGCCCCACAAATAATTATATTTGTCTGCTAAGTGTTGCACTTCTAAAAGTTTTTTATAGTAAGGTAAAACATAGTGCAAACTTTCTTCTTTGTTGAATAGTCCGCTTTTTACCCCGTCTTTTCCATATTTTAAAAAGGTTTTTGCATTACTTACTGCTGCGTGTATTGCGCCTCGTTCAATCTGACTGTTTATTATTTCAATTCCACAACCTAATGAAATTAAATTATCTACACTGTTATTTTTCATGTTCTTATTTTGCTAAAAAGTTATTTATTTGTTCGATAGTATCTAAATCAATAATATCGTTTCTGTTTTGTATTTTCATTTTACCAACCTTAGTTGTGCTAATTGTATAATAGCCTTTTTGGTCTTGGTGCAAACATTTATTATCAATGTAAACTTGTCCGTTTTCGGTGTTCATTTTTAAACTTTTCATGTTCTTATTTTGTTTTTATGTCGTTTGAGTACATTAAGCAAACTACAATAACAGTTGCTACAATTAAAATTAGTTCAAAGTTGGTGAGTATGTTCATTTGCTAAATATTTTCGTTATTATAGTATTTTGTTAGCTGTGCCATGCTTGCATCGTAACTCAAATTTGTAAAATCTTTGTTTAGTCCGTCATGCCAATTTGTATTGTCGTCCTCACTTTTAATACTTTGCCATGCTTTTTTCATTGCTTTTTTTGCTTCTCCTACTGAATCAAAGTTTAAGAAAAAGCTGTTAAACATTCCTTTTTTGGTGGTTGAATAGCAGTTTGAAATTTTGCTTAATAGTTTAAAATTTCCATTGGTTTGCCCTGTTATGTGAATTTGTGCTTTCATGGTGTTTTTTATTTAAATGTTGGTTTATCTTTTTTGTTTAAAATTTCATTGCAGTCTGTTTTCATAGCTGCTATTTGCTTAAAAATACTTATACTTATACCTATTAAGGCAATTAATAATAAGTATGCTAAAATGATAGCTAAAAGCCCAAATTTGCTATGTATAAATGTGAGTAGCAAATAATATAAATCTGTGTCTGTGTATTGTTGCATTTTAGTTGTGTTTAAATTGTTTGTGTTTTTTAGTGTTTGTGTTTTTAAAAAGTGTTTGCCCTTAGTGTATTTCAAGTTCAGGCAAAACACAAAATAGTTTTTTATCTTTTTGGGCTGTATTGGTAAATATGCCCAGCGTTTTCATGATTAAATAAACCATAGTAATTTAAACTACTTAAATTCAATTCGTTTTGCTGTGCTTTAAACAACTCAACTTGTTTTGCAAAGTTTTTATTTATTTCAATTGCTTTTGCTGCAATATCATTGTATTGCTTAATTGTAATATTTTCAACCATAATACTATTATGCTGCAAAAACTCTTTAAAATCTGTAATTTTTGTGTGAACATCAGTCTTATTATATTCGTATTTAGTTTTGTAAAGTCTAAATTTTTCGCCATTTAAAGTTAGTTCATATAATAAACCGTCTTTTAAAACTCCCCTAGCATATTGTAAGGCTGCAATTTTAGGGTATTTTTTAACCTTTACAGCGTGAAAACTGCCGTCATTGCATAGTATATCATTTAAAGGAGTTTCACATTCAAAGGCTTGTTTTGCCAACTCCCTTAAACGTGCTTGCTTGCTGTTTACTTCATTGATTAAATCAAGTTTTTGCAAATCTTTTATTTGCTTTTCAATTAATCTAATTGGTTCTAAATCTTTTTCAAGCATAGCTGTATTTTTCCAGCTATCAATAATTTTACTTTTTTCGTTTTGTAAGTTTTCAATTTGAGTGTTCATAATAATATTTTTTAGTGTGTTTAATACAAGGCTTTTTAAAACCTTGTTTCGCTTATTTAAAGCTCGTCAGTTAAACTGTTTTAGTAGTTAAATTCACGTTTTAATTGGCTGCCCTCAAACATTAAATCTAAAGTCATTCTATTAAGTTTTTGTGGTTTAAAATTCCAAAAATGATATATTTTAAAATTTCCCTCTTGACATTCTGAACCAATAACATAATTTAATTGGTCAATGTTGCAAAAAAATTGATTGCTGCCGTTTATAACTTGATAAACTCGTAAATCATTATTAATAGTTGTTGTCATTAGTTTATAGTTTTATAGCTTTTAAAACTTGTGTGCAATTGTATAAACTTGTTTAAATACTTTGCAGTTGTTTTACTTTGTGGCTGCGAATCCATTATTTTAATTACTGGTTTGTTTCCATTTTCCCAATTTTCAATGGTGCAAATAATAGTTTCATAAGATTGAAATACAATTTTGTTATCTTGAAAAAAATAACATTGGTTTGGTGCTAAAAATTTTACTGTTTTCATGTGTTTTTGTGTTTTTTAAGTGTGCGAATATTATTTGTATAAATTTACTAAAATAGCGAATTTACATAAACGGTTAAAAATTGGGTTGTGTGGTTAGTTAGTATTTTTGTTTAATTGGTATCTCAACATTTCCCTTGTTTTCAAGTTCATTTTGCATTTTATCCAATAGTAAGGTTAAACCATCTTTATTTAAACCATTTTCTTTAAATGGGTAGGCTTGCCACATTGTTTCAATAGGTAAAAACCTTTGTTGTTTGGCAATTACATTTGCAGCCCAATCATATGATTTTGATAAATACAAGGCTTGTTTTTCTGTTAAAATAGTTTGTTTCATGATTTATTTTTGTTATTGGTTTATAAATAATTCGTTTATTTTTTGCTTTATTTCTGACATTTTATAAGCCTCAAACATTCCAATTTTTGAACATTCAACACGTTTTAAAGTGCCTATTCTATCAGTTCCTAAATTGTCAGTTGAATAACAAATAGTTAATTTGCCATTTGTAGCTTGATACATTGTTGTTTTATCAAACTTGTTTACTATTGTATGTTTTATCATTTTAGTATTATTTATTCGTAAGTTAATTCGTAAAAATCACTATCTAAAATAGCGTTTAAGCAATAATTATGAAGCTTCTCTAAATGTTCATCAATGCTAAAACATTCATCTAAATCAACACTAACAAAAGCTATTTTATTACTATTTTTTTGCTCAATTGTTAAACTTTCGTGTGTAGCAATTAGCTTATTTTCGAGCATATCTATGTCAAAAATAATATAGTCAGTTTCTTTTGTGCCTTTTTTTATTACTTCAATCTCAAATATTTTGATTTTAGTAATTTCCTCGAATTGTTGTTGTAAAGTTTTCATGGTATTTATTTTTTAAATGTGTTTTGTAATTGGTAAAAAGTTCAAATTTTACACTTATTTGTTTTCAATAAGTTATACCAACTATTTTAAAAGTTTTTATTAAAGTTCAAAAATTAGTTATTGTTAGTAACTAATAAAAAACTATGCAATATTTACCCCTTGCATTGGGTTAAAAAGAGCCTAACTAACTTAAATTAGTTCAACTCTATATTCAACTCTATTTGAGTATTTATTGTTTTGTGAGTGCATTTATTATTTTATAGCTTGTAACATTTATATATAATAAACCAACTAAAAGAACTATTGTCTAAAAAGTCACTGCTCGTGCCTTATATATAATAATTAGATTATTACTTTTATTCCTTTTTGACCTTACAAACGTACATAAAAAACCATATTCGCTCCTAAACTTAATACATAAACGGAAACATAAATTTATAAAAGGTAAATAAAAATGATAAATGGTAAATGATAGTAAATAAAAGTATAGTTATAATATTGCAGCTATATAATAAGGCTTATATAATAACTGTAATAACAGGAGCAATGAAGTAAACCGATAATATAAAAACATTGTTTTTTCGAGTGAGCTATAAAGTTGAATAGTTGCAGCGCAAAAATTACCAGTATATAATAGTGTATAATAAATTGGACAGTTAGAAGAGTGTGTTGTTGGTTGTTAGTTAATTCTAACATACAAGTTAGACACATCTAACATTTATATTTTACTAGTATAACAAATAATTTAGGATTATAAAACATATTACTATTACTAATCAAACAACAAATAAAACTTTTACATTTGTGAAACGAACGAATCAGAAACGTAAATTTATATATACATACGATGTTATGATGGTTTAAATAGTTTCCTTGCCTTACATTCACTTTACAAATATTATTTATTAGAAGCAAAGCAAAGCAGTCAGAATAATAAATTTAAACCCCTAGCTTAATGTTTGGGGGGGAGTATATTTTTATTTGTATCGGTTTACGCTGTGAAATAGTGGTAGCCAATCACACCTACCCGACATATAATTTCGTTAATAACAGCCAATGAGATTACCCTCGTATATAATTTATTATTACTTACTAAACCATACTTAAAAAACAATCATGTTCAAAAGACTATAACTTTAGTTCATTGAAAATCAAACCATTCCGCATAAACTATTCAGTCATATAATAATCTATATTTTATTACTAAAAGTATTCATATCTTTGAACCGCAATAATTAACTATGAGTAAACACACCCCTAACGTATTGAAAGAAGCTAAATCACCTTTTATAGAAGGATTAGTAATACCTATGTATTTGAGAAGCCATGTAGAGGAAACAGTTTCGTTGGATAAGATAAAGATAGGAAATGGAGTTATAACTGAAACAGGAAAGGTAACGAAGACTACTAAAGGTTATCCCGTTGAGAAGGATAGGAGTATTCATTTATACTATGAGAATAGTGGTGAAGATTTAAGAATAGTGTATGCTTCAATATCTAAAGAGGGTCGTTGTCTTTTTGATTACATCATGTTTCACTGCTTGAGGGAGAATAAAATGTTATTCTATATAGACACGAAAGACTTCATGGATAAGTACATGATAAAATCTAGGACAACGGTATGGAATAGTAAGAACGATTTAGTTAAACTAGGTTTGATTGCAGCTACTTCGGTTCAGGGTTGGTATTGGATAAATCCTAAATATGTGTTCAGAGGATTTAGAAGCAAGTTGAAAGAGTTGGAAGGGAATTTAAGTTACTATAAAAAAGAAAGCTAGATTATGATAGAAATAAAATTCCGAGCGTGGAGCGCAGAAAGCACAGACGAGAACGATAATCCTATTTTTGAAATGATAGAAGCAGATTCACTTGCAATATCTAATTACGATTTATTGTGTGAGCAACTTAAAGACACAGAAAACTTTAAGCTAATGCAATTTACGTGTATGCTAGATAAGAACGGAGTAGAAATCTATCTTGGCGACATTGTTAAAACTAAGAAACGAGTAGGCGTAGTAAAGTTTAGTAATGGCGGTTACAATATAGACGGTTGGGCTTTATCTTTTTATTCAGAACACCACGAAGTTATTGGGAATATTTATCAAAATTCAAATTTAATCAAATAAATATATGAAAAGAATACTATGTTGGTTTAGGAGTTTCAAGACTTTAGAAACAGTAAAAGAAGCACAAGATTTAGAATTACACTTTAGGCGCAATATCTTTGGCGATGAAATAAACCATATCAACTGCCGAAGTTTATGGAATGATAAATATTGGAATATGTATAGATGTAATGAACTTAAAAAATAATGGCTGACTACTATTTAGAAGAAACCGAACTTACAGAAAAACTGTTCAACTTAGACGAGATACTTAAATTTCAGCTAGAAAACGATGTTCAGATAATTCGTGGCGAAGATTATCAGTACGTCTGTTACATTAACGGAAAAGGTTATTCAACTGCATTGACACCTATGTTTGCTTTAGTGAGTGGGATAAAACAATTTAAGAAATTAATTACTAAATAAATTATATTCGCACTATGGAATTTTCTTTAGAACTAGATAAATCAGATGGTGAAAGCCTATCATTCTTAGATGAAACGAGTATATATGCAAGTGTGAAAGGTACGAGGTTTGTGTTTCAGAAAGATATTACTTCGATTAGTGGAGAAGTTATAGTAGGTGGAACTTTAGAAGCCTTTTATAAATACATCAAGACAAGTGGTAGTTCACAAGTTTATGACGGTAAGACAATCGGGGTGGGGGGTATCTTTATTCCTAGAGCCGATACGACTGTATTGAGTGGGGATACCTTTGAGTTCTTAAACGCAACTGTAAAACCATTAGGGTATTTACCTAGTTTAACTCCCTTGACAATAGTTCCTAGCGACTTGTATTTGACTGATACAATATTCCCTAATGATGTTTACGCTTTACAATACGAAACTTATGCAGATACAACACCTAGTACCTTAACGACAGTAGTTGATGAAAGTCAGTATATGGTAGTAGGAGCAGGGACTTGTGTTTATAACGGGAACACTTATTACGAGAACGAAGTCTTTATAGCTACTACTAATGGGGTAGTAAGTTTTACAGGAAGTGCTAATTTAAAAGTTCTGTTAGACAGTAGAAATAAATTCTTCACTTTTAATTGGATTCTTACACAATATTTCTATCAGTTAGTTTTAGAGAATATTGGAAAATGCTGCGAAGAGAATGAGTTACTAATGAATAAAATTCAATCTAAGTTACTCGCTTTAGAATGGACAAATTATACACAAGAAATCAGTATCAGTAAATCATTACAAACAATGAATTGGATAGAGGAAAAGATAACTGACTTACAAGATTTATAATCTAATAGACTTATGAGAGATGAAGCACAAATATTAACCGTAATTCTAAATGCCAAAGCGTTTTTTACCAAAGAGGTTCAGAATATAGCAACTATTTTAGAAACTAGACTACTGAATGAGGGTGAGCAGTTAGCTGAAAAAGAACTCCAATCTTTGAGTATAGCAATTCAATCAATCGAGAACGGTTACTTGACTTTAGCCCAAAAGAATACGATGGCAGACTATATTATGCAGCAAAGTTGGTACATAGACTTATTGCTTGGACAAAGTTATGTAGAAAATAATTATACAGTAGGAAATGATTATGTTGTTTTTAGTCAATAAATAACTATTTTTGTAAAGTGGATGCAGTAGAACTTTTATTCAGAATTGCCAAAGGAGAACCTTTAACAGATTTAGAATTAGATGATAATTTTAGAAAGCTAAAAACTGCTGTAAACTTCTTGCTAGAAGAATCGGAAACTCCAATCTCAACAGCCATTAGGGGTGAGATAAAACTTTTTAGTGGGGCTAGTCTTCCAACGGGGTATCTTTGGTGTAATGGGGCAGCAGTAAGTAGAACAACTTATGCTAGTTTATTTGCAATTACAGGGACAAAATTTGGCGTAGGGAACGGAACAACAACTTTTAATCTACCCGATTTTAGGGGAGCAAGTCCAATGGGTTCAAATCCAATGGGAGCATCCACAAAAGTAGGTATATCCACAAGAACCGATGGTGCAATAGTAGGTGCGGAAACAGCAAATGCAAACCACAACCATACAGCTAGTGGCTTATTAGCAATAGAACCATTGAGTTATACGCCAAGTGGAACAGTAGTGGTAGCTAACTATACGGGGAATATAACACCGAGTATTACTACTACAATTGCCCCCGTAGTATTATCAACAACGCCAATAGGAACAGTAGCAGTAGCTAATTATAGTGGTAGTGTAACACCAACAATAACAGTTGCTTCCGTAGTATTGTCAACAACACCTACGGGTTCAATAGAATCAACAACAACCCTTACAGCAGCAGAAGTATCAATAGATGTAGATGGAGAAACGTGTGTCAGTGTAAGTATAGCAGAAGCTACCGAGAGTGTAATGGATTGCGTAGAACTTACTATAAGCACAGACAAGATAATAGCTGCAATAGAAGCAACAACGACTTCGGTATTTACAGGAGATGCCGATGATTTGGCACATACTCACACCGCAACATCAAGCGCAGTAAGTTTGAATCATGGACACACCGCAACATTTACAGGAACTTCTGATGATTTGGCACACTCGCATACAGCAACATCTAGTTCTAGTACAATTAGTTTAAATCATGGGCATTCAGCAACCTTTACAGGAGCAAATGTTAGTTTTATACCCGAAGGCACAGCAGAAATAACCGTTGACTCAGAAGCATTAGCAGTTTCAACAATTCAACCAAGTCAAGTTTGTAATTTCATTATTAAGTATTAGATTTGAAGCATGGCAACAGAGTTAGAAATATTAGTAACACAAGATTTTGCAACAGGAGATGTTGTAAGAATTGACGACATCACAGCGAATTACACGTCAGTTATAAACGCTACAAGATTTTTATTCTCAAATTACAGCAAAGACTTATTGGTAGATACCGATGTTACAAAATGTATCAGTAACGTAGAGTATGAAGTAACGGGGAGTGGGGCAAATACAGTAGTTGTAGATACCAAAACTTTTGTTTTAGGAGATGTGTTTACCTTAATGATAGACGCAACACCCGTAATAGGAAGTGGATTAAAATTAGCCGAAACAGGGAGAGTAGTAAGTTTCAGTACCTTTTTACCAACCGACCTATATAAAGAATTTAGCCCTAGTGAGTTTGGAGTAAACGACTTAGTGTTTAATGATAGTTCTTTCAAATGTACTTACGAAGTATTCGATACAGCAGTAACCGCAGGTGCAGGAATTGCTGCGGGAACATACATTGTAAAAACAGGAACAGCAGTAATCGGAGCAGCAACTTATAGGGCGGGAGAGGTGATAATTAAAACTTCAACCTTTACTCTAGCAAGTGGAACTATCTATTTACTAGATGAAAGTCAAGAATTTGTATTTCCATTGTATTACAACGCCTTACTAGCAAGAAACGACATAGCTAATGCCTATGTAAGACAAGGCTGTAATTGTAAAAACGAATTAGAATTAAAGCTATTTAAAATAGATAACATTTTAGAAGCAATAAGATATAACTTTGAGGAAGTAATCAATTTAGATTATAGCGGAACTCAAACAATGCTTGACCAAATAATAGAAATTTCAACTGAATAATATTCAAAAATAAAATATAAATTATGGAAAGAGGCTCATTAGAAACTATAAAACTTGTAAAGAATTTACAAAACTTAAATCCAATATTACAAGATTTAATGACAATAAATGACGAAATAAACGATTTTATTGAAGTTAAAACATATAGTCCAATTTGGACAGGAGCAGGATTAACTTATTCTTCTAACCCTGCAACTGGTTCTTATGTAAAAATAGGAAGATTAGTACATTTTACTATAAATATAATTTGTACTAATGTAACTAATTTTGGAACAGGACAGTATTCACTAACACTTCCATTTATTCCTTCTGTTCAATATGCTTTTAGAGATGGACAAATTTTTGATGATTCGGCTAATCAGCATTATAGAATATTAGGGGAAGGTGTTCCCGCAACAACTACTATGCTTTTATGGTATGGTGGTACAACTAATGATTTAGCATTTAAGTTTAATACTCCCGTAAATCCACTTGCTGTTGCAGATGATTGGTATGTTTCGGGAACATATATTATTGAATAAAATATGATTAGGCAACAAGCAGAATTTGACGAACAATTATTAATAGTAAAGAGAAAGATTACTACTGAATATTACTTGATTGCCAACAAAAGGAAAAAGGGCAAAATAAAAGACATTCCTCTTAATGTAAAAATCAATTTGATTGGAATATTAGAGGACAATGAACTAGGAGATTTTTTAACAGATTTACAAAAAAACACAATTTTAGACAAACTTATATGGGACTAAAAACATTATTTACACAAGCGTTTCCGCAGAAATTGAAAGATTATTATGATGCGAAAATTTCAGCGTTAGAGTTTAATAAAGCAAACACAGCAACGGGAGCAGATTCGGTTACTTTAAACACAACAAGTGGAGTAGCTATTTTTACAGATAATTGTGAAATAGCCCCCTCTTGGATAGAATATTTAATAAACAATTCACTAATAACAAGCAGTTCTTTAGTTAGTGTGAACGTCCAAATCGGAACCACTGGAGGGTACTGTTCTTTAGTTAATGTAAATTGTTCACTTGGGCTTATTACAGTAGCAATAAACGATGGTTTTACAGGAAGTGCGACAAACCCAATAGTAACTTTTACAATCTTAGGGTAGTGAAATGAACAACAAGGATTACTTTTTAGGCAAAGGGAAAATATCTAAGAATAAAAAGTTTGTAAATATTTCTATAAACAAAACTAAGTTCGATAAACTTCATGCTGACGAAAAGGATTTAATACACTTAACAATAGGAGAAATAAAAGACACCGATGAAAGTTCGGAGTTTACACACTATGTCGGTCTTGACCGAATAAAACAAAAGTTAAAGGAAAATGACATTACAAGATACAATAAACTACTTAACCTCCCATAAGGACAGTAAAGTAAAAGAAGGCGGAGAATTACTTAAACAAGTATTCGAGAACCCTTATTTAGAAACATTCATTACGTTAAAAGAAACAATAGCGTTTTGGAACAAGGAGATTAAGGAGAAAAAGCCATCAATATTTATTGAAGTAGTTGATATGGGTGAGAAGATTGCCTATGTAGATAATTTCAAAAACCCCTCTAGTTATATGGGTGATATCGGAAAGCTAATTAAATCAATGGAAGAAATCAAAAAACATTTACTTCCTAGTGAGTTAATTCAAGCAGACGAACACAAGCCTAAACAAATGGAAGAAATCATGTTAAGAAAATAGTATGATAGGCGAACCTCTAATAATAAAGATTGGTGAAGAAAAAGTAGATGGAGGAGTTGTTTATTATTACGAAACACCTCCAATGCCACAGCTTTCTACTATGCTTAACTTTGGACTTGACACTAAAGACCAAAAGTTTAATCGTACAGAAATACCTGAATGTTTTGGAGATTTAAACGACTTAGGAAACACTAAGATTATTCGTGATGAAGACGGGAACGCTTTACTTAATAAAGAACAGCAAGATTTTGTTATTCAAGAAAGAGATAGGATTATAGACGGTTGTTGGTATTTAATTAAAGGCAAACCAATTTATTTTACTGGCGACAATTACTTCTACCTAAACTATTGGTGGATTGGAGCAGAGAACGAAGATGGTTATCCTGATTTTAGATATGCTGATTGTAAATATTTTTATTTCGCTGACATAGTAGATAAAGATTCCGATGTATTCGGTGGTTTATTCGTTACGGGCAGGCGTTTTGGTAAAGCATTGTGTTTAGAAACAGATATTCCAACACCTAATGGTTGGGTAAAAATGAAAGACTTGAATCTTGGCGACATGGTATTTGGAAGCGATGGATTACCAACTAAGGTAACTTTTGTTTCTGATGTAATGGAAGACAGAACTTGCTATAACGTAAAACTGTCTGATGGAAGTATTATAAAAGCTGACGCAGACCATAATTGGCTTGTTAGCGGAAGACAAGAAAAAAGAAAAAATACAGGAGGAAAAGTTCTTACAACACAACAAATAGTTGACGAAGGTGTACTAAAAACAAGACATGACGGAAAATTTGAATCAAGATATTCTATTGTAAATGCAAAACCCGTTCAATACGAGAAAAGAGAACTAAAAATACCGCCTTATATACTTGGTATTTGGCTTGGTGACGGTGCTTCTGACTATACAAAACTTACTAATGTTGACCAACCGATAATTGATAGATGGATTGAGTACGGTAAAAGTATTGGACTTTCTTTGAAAATGGATGGTGGTATTACCTATATGCTTACGGGCGGTAGAGATGATAATAATGCAGTTTTTAAAGGACAGAATACTTTATTGAACTATTTTAGAGAGTACAACTTAATCAAGAATAAGCACATTCCACAAGACTACATGATTTCATGCGAAGAAGATAGAATGGAATTATTGAGAGGATTGTTTGATTCAGATGGATATGTTAGTAAAAACGGAGTAACTTATTCGATAACTCAAAAACGTAAAGTATTATGTGAGCAAATATTAGAATTAGCGTCTAGTTTAGGCTACAAAGCTACTCTTACAGAAAAATATGTAAAATATTGCGACACTACTTATTATATAGTAACATTTGGGACTAGAGATAGAACGCCTTTTACGTTACCGAGAAGATTAGAAGTAGTTAAAGAAAGACTAAAAGTAGCTAATGGTGGTTGGAGATTAGACCATAGATATATTGTTGAAATTGAAAAGTGCAAAACAGTACCCGTTAAATGTATTCAAGTAGATAATGCCGACCATACCTACCTTTGTACTAGAAACTATGTAGTTACTCATAATACAGAAAAAGAGTTGTGTCGTGTTTACCGAAAAGCAATAACAAGCCAAAACAAGATATTTGCCTTAATGTCTTTAACCAAAGACGAAGCAAAAGAGAACCTATTTGCTAAAATAGTGAGGAGTTGGGATGTAATGTTTGAGTTTTTTAAACCTAAACATAGCGGAACAACAAGACCTACCGAAAGTTTAGTGTTTTCAAGACCTCCACGCTCGTCAAAAAAGGAAAGAATAAAGCAAAAAGAGCAAACCTTTTTAAATAACGTAATTGGAACAAGGTCAACAAAAATTGCAGCCTTGCAAGGGAAAAAACCATTCTATACATTCTTAGACGAGGGCGCAACCATTGATGAAATGGACTTAACTAAATTTTGGAGTACATCAAAACAAGCCTTAGCTTTAGGTGGTGGAAAGAAAATTATAGGAAAGGTGATGATGCCTTGTACGTTAGAGGAAATGAACCCTAAATCGGGCGAAAGGTATTATACACTTTGGAAGCAGTCAAACGTAAATCAACTAACCCTTAATGGAAGAACAAGTAGTGGACTAATAAGATACTTGAAGCCTTATTGGGAAGGATTAGAAGGATTTATTGATGAATATGGATTTGACCTAAAAGAAGCAGCAATTAAGTTTGTAGAAAACGAATATCAATCATTTTTAGACAAAGGAGAACTTGACGAAGCTGTACGATACAGAAGACAGTTTCCAAGAAACGCCAACGATGCCTTTAATATAGAAACAGGAACAGGAATTGAAGAAGATTGTAAAATGATACTTCAAGACGTGCTAGAAAAAGCTAATGATGGGTTATTTCCCGAAAGACCTTGTGAAATTTACGAAGTAGATGGTGAAGTAAGGACTAGAAATTCCAAGCCGACCAAAGATTGTCTATACATTATTGAAGAACCCGAAGAAAACACCGAGTATGTAATAGGAATAGACGGTACAGCAACCGATAAAGCAAGTAGTGGCACAGACCCCAAGAATAAGAAGTCAGATTTTGCCATTGTAGTAACAAAAAAGCTAAAAATAGGTGGAAGAAGTTACTGCGAAGTAGCCTATATCTCACGAATACCCGTAAATAAAGACGATATGTTTAGAATATCTTTCCTTCTTTACAAGTATTATAACGTATTTGGAAATTGCAAAGTAAGCCCCGAAGCAAATGCGGGAAATATAAGTCCAATATTCTCATATTTTACTAATAGAGGAGCAAAAAGAGCATTAATTCAAGAGCCTAAGTACGTTGGAACAGACAGTAAAGAAGTAATGTCAAGATATGGATTTGTGAGAACGGGGAAAATGAAAGAAGCGCAAATTTACCTATTAAATATTCAGATTAGACTATTTGGACACCATTTTAGGTCAAAAAGATTAATAGAAAACATCATAAAAACGGGCGTAGAGAACACCGATTTAAGTGATGCGTTCCAAGCAGCCCTAGTAGGTTGGGGAAATTTCGGAAACATAGAACACAAAGAAGCAGTAAACAACGACAGATACAGACAGTTGAGAGCGAATAGAATTTTCAACCAACAAACAGGACAATGGGAAAAAGTAGAAGTTAAAAAATCAGCATAAATCATGGCAAAAGAATATCAAACAAATTACTTTGAAAACAAGTGGCACGCTAGAAGTAATATTAACGCAAAGAAATCAATTCGTACAGAAATTGACCAAAACAGACTATTTATGTATGTGGTTCGCCACGCTATTAAATATCTGAAAGAAGTAAAAGGATATAAAAGTTTAGAAGCAATTTCCCAAGCGGGTTCAAATATTCCAAACTACAAAGTTCCAAGTGCAGCTTTTTTTAGTATGGCAATGGAAAACAGATTAGACTATTTGGTTTCAGAAATAGGAATTTTCAGATTTTTTACCATGATGCAAGTGCCTATGATTGAGATTATGGGTGCAGCAGCAAAAGATTATGCCGAAGAATGTTTAATTAAATACAAATTTGTACTAGAGGGATATTCGCCAATAACAGAGTGTGAACAACCGATGCCACATATAGATTGGTTAGTTCAGCGAGGTTCAAATCCATTTATAAAGCAAGGTAGATTACATTACAGCTATTATATGACACCTTTAAAAATAAAAGACCCCGATGCGGGCGCAATGCCAAGAACAAATTCAAACAAATAACTTTGTAAAGAAATTTGTAAAGAATAAAATAACAATTATATTTGCAATACAGATTACCTCATAAGTTTAGCGACTTGTTTCCTGTTTTGTTATTTTCATCAAGAAGAGCCTACTAGAGATAGTGGGCTTTTTTTGTGGATAATTATTTTAAAATAATACTTGCTTATAAAAGTATAATAGTGCTATATTTGTACCCAATATACAGATATGTTAAAAACAAACAATTTAATGCAGCGTGATTTTGATGGAGTTTCAATTTCACAAAGAACAAAAGATAGTTACTTTAATGCAACTGAACTTTTGAATGTTTACAATTCTAATTCCGACAAACAAAAAACAATAAAAGATTTTTGGGGCAACAAAGGAACAGATGATTTTATGACATCGCTTGTAAATCAGCTAAATAACGAAGCAAAATTAAATGGGGCTTTTTCCCCCTATTTAGAATCAGACCTATTTTCAGCAAAAAAAGGTAGGGGTGGACAAACTTATATGCACCCTTATTTATTTGTAAAGTTTGCAATGTGGCTTAGTACAGATTTTGAAGTAAAGGTTATTAAATGGGTTTATGATAACCTAATTGATTTTAGAATACAAGCGGGCGACCATTATAAGGATATGTGCGCTACAATTCAAGAAAGATACAATGAATTTTATGGCAGTTCAAAAATAGACCCTTTGGTTTTCGCAAATGAAGCAACATATTTAAACGAACTTGTTTTTGGTTGCAATTCTACTAAAAGGAGAAACGATGCAACTGAAATAGAATTAGACCTTATGAATAAACTTCAATTAGCTAATATAAAGCTAATAAAAAGTGGGCTTGGCAAAGATAAAAGAAGAAATCAATTGCGAATATTCGCAGAACTATACAAATAAAAATTATGATAACAGAAAACGAAAGAATAGAATCTTTTGAGAAAGATTTAGTAGAACTGCTTAAAAAGCATTGTGCAGAAATAACTTTGCTTGACACTAAAGGAAATGGTGATGAACAGCTTTATGTTATAATGGATATGGTTTACGCCCCAAATAGCGATGAAATACTAAAAGAGTATGCTACAATCAATTATATTAAAGGAGTTAGACCATAAATAACAAACTAGGAATAGAAATAACAGAATAGATATGGAAAATTACAGAATAATAGTAGAAACAGAATTAAGTGGAAAACAATGGTTTTATGTGCAAAAAAAATGTTTATTTGTTTTTTGGCAATATTTTTATGTGGTAAGAGGGTGTAAAATTGGTTATCAGAATTTAGAACAAGCAATTATATATATGAACAGCCTAATAGCAGAAAAAGAACAAGAAAAACAAAGAAGTGTTGTAAAAACAGAAGTTATAAAACTTGAAACGATTGAACTCCCTAGTGAGAATATGGATTATATTATTGGGATAGATTGTTATTTAGAAAAGGAAGAGTAACTATGACTAGCAAAGTAAAACTTGAAAAAATACTATCATTCAAAAACGGAGTAAAAAAAGACGGTAAAGAATGGCAAGCATTAGAAGTATTTGTATCATACGAAACCTACGGAAGAACAGTTGAAGTTATACTTAGTTTTAACGGTAAATCTGATATAGGTAGAGTACACCAATACCCAATTGGAACTATATTCAATACTGAAATGATACCTAAAACCGTACTATACGAAAGCGGTAAATCCTTTACACAAGTATTTGGCTGGGGAAGTTTTACCGAAACAAACATAGAAAACTTCAACGACATACGAAGCAAAGAAATAGACAATCAATGGGCTACTCCATAACAACCAAAAACCCTTGCTAAAAATAGTGAGGGTTTTTCTTTTAAGTTTATATATATTTGTAACATAAAAAACTAAATTGTGATTACGAATATTTCAAATTTAAAACCAAAAGACTTTGGAGTTGAAAAAGACAAAGCATGGTACGAGCAATACGCAAGATATGTTGGTACAAAATACAATCACGCAATACCTCTTTTTTATAGTGTTGGAAATGTACCGACAGACCCTTTAAATAGACCTACTCAATGGGCTTCACGAACAATGAAGTTACTAGCATATTTGTTTGCGGAACAAAATAATGGTGTTTATGATTATATGTCAATGGATGAAAACAATAATCCATTACCTATAAAACTACTGAACACGAATATTATTTACACGTTAGTAAAGCATATTAACGGAACAATGGCGAGTAATATTTCTACTCTTCCCGATTCAATATTTGCTAGGTCGTTAGATAGTGATTACATATCATACAAGAAAACTCTATTCAATTTATCTAAGATGAAAATTGACTTCAACTATGTTTTTGAAAAAGCACAAGAGCAAGGAATGGAGTTTTTGCCACTTGGCGACAAAGAATTTAAGAACGAAGAAGAACTTAGAAAATACCTAGAAGAAACCGTTCAGAATAAAATGGAGCGTTTCTTTACCGCTTGGGCTAAAGATTGGCTATACAAAACAGACTACACTAATTGGGTAGCAGAATTGTTTAGATACTTAGTTCCTACCTACTTTAACCGAGTAGAATTATATGTAGAAAATTGGAATGTAAAAGTAAAGGTTCACAAACCACAGAATTGTATTTGGGACAATAGCTTCGATGACGAGAACGGTAAGAAGCAAAGATTTCAAGGCGTTATCGAAGAATTTACAATACCCGCATTAAAAACAGCATATCCCGAACTTACAAAAGAACAGCTAGACCAATTAGACAGTTTATCTAAAGAAAATACAAGTGGATTCAATCAATCTTATGGAACGACAGATAATATTGTATGGTATGACAAAAATCAGCAATCAGTATCAGTTTTAAAAGCAAGATGGATTAGTTTAGATAAAGAAAATGAAAGCACATGGTATCAATGCGACCTAATTGCTAACCTATTTGCTTTAAGATGCAAGCCATGTGAAAACATGACTAAAACAGCACAAGGATATTTAGGCACACCATTTATTGACTTTATTCCCGACTTGATTAATGGTAGAAGCAGAAGTCCAGTAGATAGGTCAATGGATTTAGTGGATAAAATTAGGGCTTACGAAGGTAAAATTGACTTAATGGTTCACAGAATAAAAGGTGCTGTAACAACATTATTTGCTGATAAAATCCCCGAAGGAATGGATGCAATTAGTTTAGCGCAAGATATTAATAATGGTGTAGTAGTATTAGAAGGCGTTACGGGAGATGATTATTCTGAAAACGACAAAAGAACCTATGCTTTTAAAGTAGAACAGATTGGAATAGATTATAATTCGTACCAATCATTACGAGCAGAAGTAGAATTATTTAAAAACGAAATCAGAGATATTTTCAGCATTCCAAGAGTAGCACTAGGAAGCCAAAAAGGAATAATTGGACAAGGTGTTCAAGAAAATTCGATAGCGCAATCAACATTTGGTATCACCCCTCTTTATGATGGATTTGGACAATACCTAAATACTATTATTCATGCAGCTTGTGAGATTAGAAAAAACCTAATTTTAATAGCCGAAGATACAGACGAAATGCGAGAAACATTACGAATTACTAAGCGTGAGTACGACATTTTTGAGTTGACAAAAGACATGGCATTGGTAGATTTAAATGTTTACCTAGATAATAAAGATGCTATTACTGAAAAACAACGTGCCGAATACTTAATAATATTTGAAAGAGAAGCGTCAATCCCTAACAGTTTTGTAGATGCCGAAGTAGCAGCCGAAGCAATGGCAGCACAAACAAATACTGAAATGCGAAACATATTAAGGTATAAGAAACGTATTTGGGAAGAAAAACAAGCAGCAGCAGCCAAAGCACAGCAAGAAGCAGCATCACAACAAGCGCAAATGCAACAAGCAGCAATGCAACAAATGACACAAACTCAAAATGCGGGTAAATTAGCTAATACGCAAATGAAAGGCGACATAGACTTAGAGAAAACCGCAATGGAAATACAAGCGGATAATATGCAACCAACTCAATAGAAAAAAGCCCTAGTTATAATTAGCTAGGGCTTTTTGTTTCTAAGTGAAGACACTAAAGTGTGAATCGTTTTAAACGAATTAGCATTATTTTTTTCTAACACCTTTCTGTAAAACTCTTTTTCTTCTTCGGTAGGAGTGTATTTCGGTTTTACGTCAGTCCACTTTATTGTTTTCTTTTCCATTTTCTTTATCAATAAACTCGTTTATCTTATCTTTTAAATTTTCAACTTCAACAGCACCTCTACCGTAATCCCCACGCATTGTAAATCCATTATTTCCATTAAGGTAAATTGATTTGCTTCGGGCATCAAAAGCATCAAAGATACAAAGGTGTGTTTCGGCATTAGGTTTTATCTTTCGTTTTGGTAGCGCAGCAATAAATAGAGTATTCCTATCATAGCCTTTTTCTTTAACCATTTCGTTCAATACACTCATATCTAATTTGATTTGAGCGCATACTCCCATACCGTTTTGAATAAGGCGAACATAAATGCCATGTGCTATTTCCCACTTCTTAGGGTCAAAGGTTGGGTCAAACTTTTCTTCGTTATTTTCCATCTGTATCAATGAATTTTTTAACAGCCATAATTATAAACTGACTTTGCGAAGTACATCCCATGTCTTTCATTTTTTTCCAAGCCTTACTTGATAAGTCGGCAGCAAAATAAGAGTGCCACGAAAAAAGGTGCGTTCTTTTTGGTAGTGATTTTTTTAGTTCCATGATGCAAATATAAGTAGTTTATGATAAACTACAATACACTACAATAAATATATTTTAATTTATAGTATTAATTTTGAATCAAGAAAATGTTCTAACTATGACAGAAAATACACAAGAAGGCGATAAATCAGCCTTAGACACGCTAATTGAAGCACACACAATTTCGGAAAACGAAACCCCCGAAACTACCGAAACACCTACTCCGCAAGAAAACGTAGAAACCAAAGAAATTATTGAAGAAAAGCCTTTAGCTGAAAAGCCTAAAGAAACTAAGGTTGAAGAAAAAAAGCCTACCGAAAAGACAATTTTTGATGTATTCCAAGAGGATAAATCAGAAAAAAAAGAAGTAGAAATTGATTACAAAAAGCTGTATGAGGAAACTCAAAGCAAGTTAAAAAAGTTCGATAACCCAGTTATTGATAGTTTAGCCGAAGTAATGAATGACCCTAACTTTGACGTAGAAAAGTTCTTTGAGAATTATAAGCCAAAAGATTTTAAGGATATTCCCTTAGAAGACTTATGGAAAATGAAAACAAAATCAGATTCAAATTCAGACTTTACTGACGAAGAATTAGACGAATTGTGGAAAGAAGAATTTTACGCAATTTCAGATAGTTCGGCAAAGCAAAAGATGTTAAAAGATAAGCTGATTAGTGAGTTAAAGCCAAAGGTAGATTTAGGTAAAGAACCCGAATATATTACAGGTTTGAAACAATCGGCAGCCGAAAGAAGAAAAGCAGAGCAAGAAAACGCTGAAAGAGTGAATAGTATAGTGGAAAGCACAATGGCAAGTGTTGATAAGTTTTTAGGATTGACTGTGATAGGTGATTTAAAAGTAACACCAGAACACGTTCAAGCAATGAAAGCAGCACTTGACCCAAAGAGTAACCACTATTTAAATGAAGATGGCACATTTAATCAAAACAAGATTGCACAAGAAAGAATGTTTGCGATTTTGATGCCTGATATTTTGGAGCAACACGAAAAGATTGTTAAAGCGAATACCAAGAAAGAAGTATTCAGACCAAATGCAAATGAAAGTAACGAAAACTTTCAGCAAGACAGTACAGACGAAGGGCAAAAAATGTATGATGCCCTAATTCCAAAAAATTAATCAACTATAAAAAAAACCAAAAAATGTCAAATCCAAAAATCTATGCCCCAAGCGGGCAAAACATTTTAAATGTAATTGAAAGCACAAACGTAGGCAAACGATTCGTTGAGCCATTCGTTATTGAGCAGTTCAAGCAATTCCACACTATATCGAAGATTGCTTCGGTTTTAGGTAGCCCCGAAGCTACAAAAAGTGGTAAAAGAAAAGTAGAAATTCCACAACAAGGAAACACATATCCTGTTGCTGCAATTGCTCAAAGAAGTTTAAGTGGTGTTATTTTGACTTTAACATGGTCAGACCCACAAGCTACTCCATTTAGACTTGACGAAGCTGTTGAGTTTGAAAGCGGAACTGTTGCAATTTGTAATGGTACAATCGAAGGAACAGCAACATTCTTACATCAATCATCAGTAGATGGTAGCACATCATTTGCTGCAACAGACGCAGTAGCGGGTGAAGAAGTAAGTTCAAGAGGTGTTCAAGTTAAGCAAGGTTCAACTAAAATTGGAACAGAACGTAAGATTGCAGAGTTCGCAATGAACTACAACTACATTCCCGAAACTGTTGAAACAGGTGCATTTAACTATGCAGAGGTTACAGAAGACGATATTACCTACTTAGAAAAAGGCTATTTCGTACACGCTCAAGTTTATGGTGCAATGCAAAGAGCAGCAGAAAGTTTCGCAGTAAACCAATACGCTTCACAACGTAGTTATAAAAATGATATTTATATGGCTGCGGGTTTTGAACAACAAATTGGTTTAGGTGGCGGTGTTGTAGATTACTACACAGGCGATTTAAGCGAAAATGTTTTGACTTCGTTCATTGACAAGTTGAAAGCAAACGGTGGTGGTTCAAGTAAATTTGCTGTATTAGCAGGTTTTGATGCAATCGGAATGTTCCAAAGATTTGTAGGTCGTGCTTTGTTATTATACACAGGTAAAGACAATACAATCGGTGGAATGACTGTAAAAGGTATCAATGTTTACCATTTTGCTTACAACGGAATCGAAATTGATTTAATTGAAGAGCCAATGTTCTCAAATCAAAATATGTTTACTGTGTCAAGTGCTGCTTCGGTTGCAAACAGACAAGCAAGAAAAATGTTTTGGTTTAGCTTAGAGCCAGTTACTTTAGCTAATGGCAAAGGAACTGTACCATTCTTAAAATCATACAAGTATGGTGAAATGGGAATGGAAATGATGGTTTTTCAAGGTATCATCAACAAAGACGGTGCATTAGATATCAAAAATGCGAAAACAGAATCGAAAGAAACTCGTGTTCACATGATGTATAACAAAATGTTCCAATTAATGAACGCTTCTCAATGTGGGGTACTAATCGGTAACTAATTTTAAACAATTAAAAAAAATAAATAAATAAAATGAATTTAGTATATAATACAATTAGTGCCAATGGCGCAGATGTAAGCATAAACGGGAAGATTATTACCGTTTCAAATGCAGCAGATGGAACAAGTGCTACGTTTAACGCAGCAGGGCTTCCTAGCATAATTAAAAGACAACGTAAAGTAACAGGCGTAAGCAGAGTAGTTACTTTAACACCAACAGCAGCAGCAGCAAAAGTTTACACTGTAAAAATCAGAGCAACAAATGTTCTTGACGGTGGAACTCAAGTATTCTCGTACAGCTATGCTTCTGATTTAGTAACTGCGCCAAGTGCAACTGTAATTTGTACTGCCTTAGAAGCAGCTATTAATGCAGACACTAGAATCTCGGTTACAGCAAGTGGCACAGCTACTTTGATTTTAACGGGTGATGTTGGATATTGGGATTTCAGTGTTCAATCAGTAGGAACAGGCGTATTAACTGCAACAGTTGATGGCGGTTCGGTAACAAGTGGTTGGATTGCAAATACAATTCAAGTAGCAACAGGTACGCCAACAGATGCAGCGACTTCTTATACTGTTAAAATAGTAATGGATAACGCCTTGACGGGAGTTTCTCAAGAAGAATTTTTCTATACTGCACCTCAAGTAACAGACGCAACAGGAACAGTAACAGCCTTAAAAGCATTAATTAATGCAGATACAAGGTCAACTGTAACAGCAAGCGGTACTGCTACTTTAATTTTAACAGCTAAAAGTGGTTACTATACTTTCACTCCAACAAGTGTAGGTGTAGGCACAATAACTTGGGCTGCCACAACAGCAACCGAAGCAGCAGTAATTGGTCAAGGATTAGGTTCTTACTTAATCAATAGCCAATTTAACGATAGTAACATTGTATCGGGTACAAGCTACACTTCGTTCTTTATTCCAATTGAAACAGAAAAAGCATTAGGCGGTAATGATTTGAAAAAACAAACATTATTCTTATCAATATTTGTTTCAGAAAGTGCAACAAATTACGAAAGTTTTGCGGGTGCATACGGGACATTGACACAAGCAGTACAAGGTATCAATGCAACATGGGCAGCAGCAGCAGGAACAGCAGCAGTAACCACAATTACAGGCGCAATTGCTTTAGCGGGCGGTAGCACATTTGGTGGCGAGAACATAAGAACAGGAGATGTTATTTACTACACAGCGGGAACTTACTACCCTGTGGAAGCAATAACAACTACCTTAGCGGGTGTTTCTGCTAACAAAGTAGCGGTAACAGCAGCAGCGTTTAGCAAAGTGTTGTTACGCAGAATTTAAGAAGTTTTCTTTCATAGGTTCATAGATTAAAAGCTGTTCAGAAATGGGCAGCTTTTTTTTGTGAAAAAATGTGTTACTTTTGAAGAAAGAAATAACACTATGAAAAAAATACACAAAGAACTTTGCGACAATTGGTTTGAAACCATAAAAGAATGTTATGTTGGCGATGATGATTTAATTAACAAATATCATATTTTAGCCCCAACAACAATTGAACTTGCCACAGCAAACACAGTACAAGTACTTGTAAATGCGGGTATGACAAACAAATATACTTTGTATTCAGTATTTTGGAAAGGCGAGTTAATGGGGTATTACGGAATAGAAATAGCAGTAGTAGCGCAAGGTAAAGTTCCGATGCTAACAGGCTTTTGTATAAAAAAACAATTCAGAAGCAAAGAAATGAAGAAAAAGTTTTTCGATATAGTTCGTGAGCATTTTGTAGAGAAAAGAATACTCACAGCAATCTACGATAAAAATACTAGAGCATTAAGTTTTATTAGTAAAAACGGTGGCGAAGTAATACACAAAGCAAACCTTTTAGTAGATGGAATTGGGTACGCTGATTTTCACTTGGTAACATTCTAAAAATAAATATTGAATAATGTTTCATTTTTTATTTAAATTGCAAACAAATATAAAAACCATTATTATTATGCCACTAACAATAGCAGCAATTGGAGGAGCAGTAAACTTAGGTGTAACAGCATTTAGGGGAATGAACGCTTCTAATGAAAAGAATAAACAGCAAGCACGTTTAGACACGCTTTCAGCTACTGCTTTGCCAAAGTTTAAAGTGTCAGACGAAATAAATAGTATTTATGGTCAAGCATCAAGCGAAGCATTGAATCCAATGGGGTTTAGTGGTGCTGAAAAAAATGCTTTCAACCAAAACATATCACAAAATTACAACACTCAATTTTACAATGCTGTAAACAGAACGGGTGGACAAACGGGAAGATTTGCAAACGCTGTATTGAGTGGAAATAACATAAATGCTATGAACACCTTTGCAAGTAATGACGCTTCATTAGCAAGGCAAAATAGAATGGCTGCATTATCAAGAATGATGAGTGGAGCAAATACAATTCAAGGAGTTGAAAACGCAAATAGCCAAGCTGAAATACAAAGACGATTAATGACCGAACAAGCATTAGGAGGCGCAGTAGCACAACAAAACCAAAACATTGACCAAGCGTGGAAGTCAGTTGGAGATTTGGGTGCTATGGGTGCGGGTTACGCTTTAAGCGGATATGGTGGTGTAGATAAAGTTAAAAAAATTGATACAAGTGGAAACATATTTAATGGGAATTATGGTTTTAGTAAACCAAAAGGACAATTTGATAACTTAAAAATAGTAGTGCCTTCAACTACAAATAAAGTGCAAAATCCATTTTCATTCCCGAATATACAAGACATGACATATAATGCTAAAACAGGGAGGTACGAATAATGCCAGTAAGTTTAGGACAAGCAATAAGCGGTAAGTACGCTCAAAATTACGATAGCACAACGCCTTTACTAAAAGGTTTTCAAATAGGCGCACAAAAAAGGCAGAACAGCGAAGTTGCTAGAGCAAGGAAAGAAGCTGCACAACAAAAACAGAACGCCAACTTTTTAAAACAAGTAAGTGGTTCTATTCTTGTAAAAGGAATTGATGACGTAGATAGAGCAGCTTATCAAGAAGCGGTAAGTGGAATATTTTCAGAAGCGCAGAAATTAGGCGAAAGTGGCGACCCTGATAGCTACGTTGGTAGAATGAAATTACTAGGTCAAATACCTATCATTAATCAAAACTTCCAAGCTAGAGGAAAAGCATTAGAAGATATGCGAGTAGCGTACAATAAAGGAGAATTAGGCGCACAAGATAGTGAAGTGTTTGCTGAAATGCAAAGAGTGGGCGACCCTCGTAAACTTAAAGGGACACCAAATAAACTGTTCGGAAGCGCATCAATTACAGACGATGGAATGATGGTTAAAAGCCCTTACAACAAAGTAAATGTAAACAAAGAAGTTGATGTTTATTTAGGAGATTTAAGCAAACAAAACATTGGAATATTAGCATCTAAATACGGAACAATGTATGAGAATATTAAAGGTATTCCAAGCGACCAAGCACAGCTAAAACAATTATTTGGTGCTGAATACAAAAATCTTCAAGGAGTTAAAACAATGGAAGATTTAGCTGCATCTGTTTGGGAAAGCAATCAAAACTTACAATACACTTACTTAGACAATAATCGTAAAGACTTATTAGAAAAGTTTGAAAAAGACGGATTGCCAATAAACCAAAACCCTAAAGCAATGGAATATGCAAGGGCAAAGTTTATAGACGAGCAAAAGAACCGAGCCAAAGCAGAAATGAAGTTGGAAGGAATTAAGCAAGTTAGTAATGGTAGGAATAATAATTACGGAAGTTCTTTCACTAATTTTGGAGGAGGTATTATAAGTAACGGAATTAGGATACAGCCTAGTTCAACAGAAGAAAATGTATATGTTATTGATAAGCCAAACGAAAAAGGTAAAGAAACAGAAGTTTTAAAAGCAACATTTTTTGAAGGTAAAGACGTAAAACCATTTGATAAAATTGATTCTTACATAAGAGTTGGAGATGATAAATATATTGTAAAAGGAATATATGATAAAAATCCAACACAAGTATTTGGACTAACAAGACAACAAATAAACACAGCAACAGGAATTGGTGAAGATGCTTTGGCTGCTGCTAAAATTGCTTTTGATGCTGACAAAGAAGAAGCGTTACGCCAAGATTACGTTAAACTAAGAAAATCATTAGGTGATACTAGAGATTATTCTACATTATTTAATGGTGATAATGAAGGGCAACCAACATATAAAAACAAGTGGAAGGACTATCAATCAAAAGACTTTCCAAAAAAAGGAACACCAACTAATACAAAACCAATAGCACCTAAAAAAGGTAAAAACAGTACAGGATTTGACCCTAACGGAAAATAAATATGCCAGTAGAAAAAGATTATATAGGAGGATTACATGGTTATCTTAAAGAAAACTTTGGAGATGATTTTAAATTAACCACAGAGCAGTTTAAGTCAAAACTATCTACTGATAGTGCTTATGCTAATCAATTACATGGATATTTAAAAGAAAACTTTGGGGAAGGATTTAAATTAGATATAGCAGACTTTCAGAATAAGGTAGGATATATTGACCCATCAAAAAAAAAACAAAATTCTTCACCAAACTTCGCAACTACTTTACAAGAAGCTATCACTCCTTTACCAAGTGGTGTTCAAAAGCCATTAGAATCGAGTTCGCCATTAGCGTCAAATTTAAAGTCGGTAGCGACAGAGAAACCGATTGATGCTAAAACTGCGCTTTTGCAAAAGGCTAATCAAGAGCAAAATCTATCTAATCCATTAGAAGGAACTACTCAAACTGATGTTTTTATAGAAGAAAATAGAAAGCCAACAGTCTTAAATATGGCTAAATCTATTAATAATAAATCTCAAGAAAGAGTAAAAGTATTAACAGAACGAGTTGGATTACTTAAAGGAATAAAAGACTTTGAAGCGCAGATACCTAAAATTCAAGAAAGCGCACAGCAATTATCTGATATAGTTAAAGACCCAACACAACCTATTACTTCAAGACAAGCAGCGCAAGAACAATTAAAGCTATATCAAGACCAGTTTGACCAATTTGAAAATGCTGTAAATAATTATAAAGGATTGATTGATAAAGAAAAATCAATTATTACCGATATTCATAAAGACGAAGATTTAAGGCAAAAAGGACTAGAACGAGATTATAACAGTATAACAGCTTTTGTTGACGCAATAAAGTCGTCAACGATAAAAGTAGGTGCGGGAGGTGCGGGAATGTTTAATACACTAGGGCTAAGTGGCGACCCCGAAGATACTAATTCGGAAAACAATGAGCAAGTTCAGAATGAAGTAAGAAATAATGTTCAGACCATTAAAAAATTTGGCGAAAGTCTAGTTACTCAAGAAACCCCTAAAAACTTTGAAAAAATATTTGAAGGAGATTTTAGTACAAAAAAATTGAAATACATTTTAGCGCAAGGAATAGGTCAAACTATTCCAACAGTAGCAGCAGGATTTTTAGGAGGTGCGGGCGGTGCTACCATTGCGGGTGCGGGTTTAGGATTTATCGAAAGTAAAGATATGTTTAAGGCTGCGGGACTGAACGAAAAACAATCTGATTGGGCTGCTTTTGGACTAGCAATTCCTTTGGGCGCACTAGATGAATATGGTATTTCGGACATTATTACAAAGCCAATTGGCAAGTTAATTTTAAAAGAAACCACCGAAGACGTAATAAAAACACTTGCTAAAAAAGAACTTACAAACGAAGCTATTTTTGAAACCGTAAAGAAAACTTTAGGCGAAAAAATAAAAGAATATAGTATTGATGTAGCTAAAGCGGGTTGGAAAGAACCATTAACAGAAATGGAACAAGCCCTTTTAAGTGAGGGTGCAAAGCAAGCCACAGAAGAAATTACGGGCAAAGATAGTAACGCTAATCAAACACTATCTGAATATTTTAAACAAACTGCTTTAAAAATAGCAGAAGAAGGTGTTTATGGATTAGCGGGTGGAGTAGGATTATCGGCAGTTACTAGCGCAATCCAAAACAGAACTACTCCAAGTGCTTATCAAAGAGCAATGGAATTAAAGAACCCCGAACTTTTACAAGACTTTACCGAACAACTAGATTCAGAAGTACAAAGCGGTAGATTAACAACCGAACAAGCGCAAATAGCCTTAGAAAACGTAAAGAAAATTCAAGAACTTGACGGTAAAATACCTAATACAATAAAGGATATTGATAAAAGAAGTATGGCTGCTTCATTAGTTGGGGTAAAAGACGAACTTAAACTAGAAATTGAAGGTAAAGACGAAACTTTAGTACAACCACTAAAAGACGAGATAAAAAATATTGACCAAACCTTATTAGACATAGCGCAAAACAAACCAATAGAGGAGATAGAAAACGGATTAAATGAACAAGAAACAAGTATGTCGGAAATCCCGACTAACCAAGAACAGAAGATTGAAACACCTCAAGAAACTAAAACCACTACTACACCAAGCAGCGATAATAGTAGTGAAGTGGCAGCACTTGGTAGTGTAGAAGTGCCTAAAACGCTATCCCAATTAAAAATAAGTGATGAAATAACTCAAACTTTAGAAAATAAGTTAAAAGGGTTAGAATCAGAAAGAACAAATAAACTTATTGAAAACAAAGGGAAAGGTAAATTTGATGATAGATTAAAAGACGAGATTGAAGAAGTAAAAAGAAATATTTATAAAAGAGAAAATGAATTAGCATCAAGGAGAAATTCTGACTTAGAAAGTAAAATTAAAGATGGCTCTCTATTGAAATTAATTTCAGAAAATAAAATAACTGCCGAAGATGCAAGAGGATTGATTATAGAATCGGGAATGGAAATTCCATCTGAAATTCAATCTATTGTAGATAAAAATAAACAAGACAAAAAAGAAAACAAGCAATCAATTATTGAAAGAGATACCGACTTTTTAGGAAACGAGAAAGAAGCGTATATGGTTAATAATGACAAGGCAAATGGAATTAGAACTCAAGAAGATATTGACTACTATAAGGCAAATGTAAAAAGAGCAATAGAATCGGGTAAATACGAAAAATCTGTAAAAGAAGGAAGAATGACTGCTAATGATGCAAGAATTATTGTTGAAAGTTATGGGCTAAAAGTACCAAAAACATTAGAAACTTTATTAAAAACAGAACAAACCAATGAACCTACACCAATCGAAGCAACTATTCCTACAAGCAATAGCGGAACACAAGTTACAGAACCCGTTAATAAAGAGAGTGAAGCAAAGGTTGAAAGTAAGCCGAATAAACTCATTCCAAAAGAAATAGACGACTTACTTGAATCTTTAAAAGTAGTAGAAGAACAAATTAGCGAACAACCAATAGAAAATAAGGAACAAGCCGAAAAGCCTATTATTGTTGAGAAAACACCTACTAAGGAACAAAATATACCAATTAAGGAACAAGTACAAGAAGTAGTTATTGCCGAAGTGAACGAAGTTGTAAAAAAAGTAAAAGAGGTTAAGAAAAAAGACACTTCACTTTCAAAACAATCAAAAGCCAAAAACGCTGCAATAGCTGAACAGAAATCAGTTAAAGAAGCTGGCGCAAAACTTAAAGAGTGGAAAGACAATACTATAAAAACTATTGAAGATGCAATAAGTATTTTAGTAGATAACGAAGGCGATACTTTTAAAGAAGCATATAAAGGCGACCCTAAAATGTTCCAATATGTAGATTTTGAAAATGGTATTGAGTTATTGCAAGGCAAAAAATTTGATTTTACCGTTGATGGTAGATTGATTTTAAAAAGCCCTAACGGAGAACTAAGAATTAATTTAAGCACATTACAAGATACTTTAAAAAGCGTAAAACAAGTTGACACAAATATTGGGAAAGAAGTTTCAAACGCTAATACTAGAATAAATAAAGGTGGTACAACACAATTTGAGTGGGGATTATACGAACCAAACACTAAAGAAGATGCTTTAGACGAGTTTAATAGTGCCAAAGAAACACTTGAGAACGCTAAAAAAGGTAGCAATAAAACCCTAATTGAACTAGCTAAAAAAGCAGTTGATTTTTACGATGACCAATACAATAACTTTGAAGCAAACCAAGCGAGATACGAAGAAATTCGTAAAGAAGCAGAAATAGCTAAAGCCAAAAAAGAGAAAGCAGAAAAAGTTGCTAACAACAAAGTAGTAAACAAACTTTTCAACGACAATTACGGTAAATTAAGAACAGCCTATAATATTTATGATTTAGAAGTGTTTTATGATTTCTTAGAAAGCAAAAACCTATTAGAAGAAAAAGATTTCAACAAAATAGAACCTACTTTAATTGCTGAACAAATCAAACAAAGCGGTAAAACATTTGCAGAGCATACAAGGAGAACAATCGGGTTATTGGAAAGCAATTTAAAAACATTGGTTGATACCTATGGAAACAAAAAAGGCGATGGATTTGTTCAAGGTAAAACAGTTGCGTCAAAAAGAGCATTTGAATCGCTAAGAAGTAGGGTTTATGAACTAAAAGCAGAAGTTGACTTATTAAACTCACAAGAAAAGGCTGTCAAGGCTGCTTTAAAAGAAGCTAAAACTGAATCGCTATCAAAAGAAATAATTGATAAACTTCAAGATTTAAAACTTACCTACAACAATAGATTATTGGGTTTAGTGCCACCTTTTAACTTAGTACCCGCAGTTTGGAATACTTCAATATCTATTATACAAACAAGTGTAAAAGCGGGTAAAGCAATAAAAGATGCTGTTCAAGACGCTATTGATTACATAAAAAGTCAAAACCCTAAAAACTTTAACGAAAACGAGTTTACTAAATTCTTTTACGATAAATTAGGAGTAGCCGAACAAGCAGAAGTTGACGAAACCGAAATTTTTGATAAAGCCAAAGAAGCGGTAAGTACCACCGAAGCAGCAATAGTAAAAGACCCTATTTTAAAGCGTATAAACAAAGCATTTTTAAAGATAGGTACTGAAATACTTGACAATGCAGAAGCGTTAATGGCTAAAGCAAAAGAATTGGCAAGTGGTGGTGGTAATATTCAGTATGATGTAATAGAAGAAAGCAATCTTGCTAAGTGGATAGGTAAAAATAAAGAATATCAAGGTTCAGAAATACAAGATGTAAAAACAGGCGAACCAGTTGTTTTAAGAGTATATCATGGCACTACAAATGAGTTTTATGAATTTGATAGTTCCGTAAAAGGAAATATAGAAGGGCATTTAGGTAAGGTAAATTATTTTACAAGCGATTACCAAGATGCAAGTTCAAATTACTTAGCGCAAGGTGCTGATATTACAGGTAGGGTTGAAAACTTAAAAGAAAGAATATTAAGTGATTTAGAGTACCAAGTAGATGAATCCTTAGAAGAAAATGAAAGAGAAGACAAAATAAGAGAAGTAATATCTGAAAATTATCCTGATTTTGATTCAAGTTCATTGGACTTTAACATGGAGTTATTTGAAGTAGCAGATAGGGTTTCTTCATCATTATTATTAGGTGGCGAAGAACAAGTATTAGATTTATATGTAAAACTTAATAATCCTGTTGTTTTAGGAAATGGCTCAACTTGGTTTGAAACTTTAAATATATCGGACAGCGATTTAGAACAAGCAGCACAAGAAATAGCAGATGAAAATGATATTACTATTGAGGAGGCTAAAGAAGATAATGAATGGGAAATTAGAGATAGGGCAATAGAAAATACAGGCTATGAAAACTTAGCTATTGAAGCCCTACAAACAGCATTGTCAAACAATGGATATGATTCAAGCAAGGCAAGTGAAATATTGGGAGATAATTTATACGACACAGAAATAGACTTAAATAAACTTGAAAAGGATTTAAGAAAAGCCGAACTATACGAAAATAACAACGGAGAAATTGCAGGCAGCCAAGTTATAGCAGATTTCTTTAAAGAATTAGGCTTCGATGGAATTATACTTACAGACGTTTCAGACAGATTTAGCAATATGGGATTGGGTAGTAATACATCGCATATTCACGTTTTTGACGATTATAGTAATCAAATTAAATTAGCAGACGGACAAAACACAACCTTTGGAGATACTAACGATATTAGATACCAAGTAGAAGCATGGCATGGAAGCCCACATTCATTCGATAAATTTACCACCGAAAAAATGGGAACTGGCGAAGGCGCTCAAGCATTTGGTTGGGGATTGTATTTTACGGATATAGAGGGGATTGCAAAGGGATATGCGGAAAGTTTAGCTAAACAAAAACAATCTTACTTATATAAAGGCAATGTTGTCTTTGGCGATGGTATGTACAAAACAAAACCAAACGAATCATTAGAATATGATATAGCTGCACAAATAATATCAGATGGGGGGACAGTGAGTGAGTTTTCTTTTGATAAGGCAAAAGAAAGACTGAAAGATTATTTTAAAACAGACCAAAACGAAGGTGCTATTTCTAAACTTGAAGATATAAAATTCTCGGATTTTTCTCAACAAACACCAAACAAAAACCTTTACAAAGTATCTCTACACAAAGGCAAAAGTCCAAGCGAATACACTTGGTTGGAGTGGGATAAACCTATTAGTGAAAAAATAGTAGAAAAACTTTCATTACCAATAAAAAGAAAGTTATTTGGTTTTAATGAAATAGAATTAAATAAAGCAATAGAAAAAGCCAGCATTCCATACAAGGTTAAAAACAAGCAATTAGTAAACAGAGAGAATATAAAAGATTTTTATGAAAATTTAGGATTTAGTGGAGATAAACTAAATAGGCTTGTCGCTAATAGATTAAAGTCAGATTCAAAATACTTTGTTTTTGTTTTGGAGGAATCAATGGTAAGCCCAAGTGAAACATTTGAAAATAAAAAAGATGCGCAAGATTATTTAGATTCTTATAAATTAGAAAGAAATGAAAATTTATTTTCGCCCAATTCTGTTAAAAGTTCAGTAGACATAAGAAACGAAGTTAAAAAAGATTTTAATGTTTTTGATTATAATATAACAGGGAAGGAGTTATATAAAAGAGTCATTGAAAGATTAACAGAATCAGATTATGAAAGAGAGTTAGAAGGTTTGTCAAAAATAGGAGAGCCTTCTTCTAAACAAGCATCATTATTCCTTTTAGAAAATGGTATTGATGGTATTAAGTATCCTGCCGAAAGCATTTCAAGAGGTGCAACAAGTGATACAGCAAGAGGGTTTAACTATGTGGTGTTTGATGAAAATGCGGTAACAATAAAAGAAGCTATCCAATTCCAACTAAACGACAAAGGAGAAATACTTGGCTTTACTTACAACGGTAAAATATACCTAAATGGAGAAAAAATAACAGCTAATACCACAATGGAAGAAGCTGGGCATATTTGGATTAATTGGGCTAAAGAAAACCGTTCAGACTTATACCAACAAGGTATTGAAAAGGTATTAGGAAGCAAATATCTAATCGAAGTAAATAATAACCCTAACTACCAAAAAGAAGCCCTTAAAGCAGGGGAAAAAGGCAGCGAAGCGTATAATGCTTATATGCAAGAAGAAGCATTGTCAAAAGCAATAGCTGATAATGGTGCTAAGTTTATTACAGAAACACGCAAAGCTAATTTTAGAGAGTGGGTAAATACAATGTGGAAAGAAGTTGTAAAAGCCTTTGGAATACAAAACTTAACACCTAATCAAGTTAAAAAACTAACTTTAGAGCAATTTGCTAAAATGGCTGCTGCCGATGTGTTCAAGAAAGAATCGGTTATGACTGATAAGGAGAAAGCAACTGCTAAAGTAGAAATATTAGACGCTGACCAAAAAATGTTAGTTGACGATATTACCATTGCTGAAAATGACGAAGAAACTATACAAGGCGTAAAAGGCTTTATAGATTCTATGAATAGAGCAAAAGGGCTTACTCAAGAAGAGAAAGACGCAATGAATGAGCGTTTGGGTAGGAACTATGAAGTATTATCAAATGAAAAACTTGAACTAATTGGTAAAACTATTATTGAAGAATTAGGTGGACTAGACAAGGCATTATTAGAAGCGCAAAACGCTAAATCTGATTTATTGCCTTACATGAAAACCTTTATTCTAGGTCAAGCAATACTTGAGAATAAGAAATTAGAACAAAACGCTGCAACCCAAGAAGCCAAAAATAAATATGCCGACATTCAAATAGATTTGTTTGATAAACTAGACAACCTTTCAAGGGATTTTGGTAGAGCAATTCAATACTTAAATAAACTTTACAGCAAAAGCGCATTAGCGGTAACTAGAAAAGCTAAAAAGATTTTAGCTGATAGAAATGGTGCGAACCAAATTGAAGCCGAACAAGCAGCCGATAAAATAGAAGCAGCAATATTTGAAGATGATAATACAGATTCAGCAAACGAAGCCTTACAAGACCTTTTAAATAACGAAAAGGAAAAAGTAAAAGAGTTAGAAGCTGCTTACGAAAAACTTAAAAAACAAATTGCTAATCCAACCGAACCAAGACCTAATAATCCTAAAAGAGATTTAGGCTCAAGTAAGGATAAAAAAGCAACTATAAAAAGACTTAAAGAAACCAAGTACAATGCGAATAGACAAAACATAATTCCTATTGCACCTCCTAAACTAATGGAAGATTTAAATGATTTGACATTAGAATACATGGAAGAAGGATTTTATGATTTTGAGGACATTCAGAAAAAACTTAAAAAAGATTTAGGTGGATTACACTCTGATTATTACGCAGAAGCATACGAACAATCGAAAGAAAAAGCAGTAAGTAAAGGAGTAAAAGAAAGCGAATTTACACCAACCGAGCAAGTAAATACTATTTTAGATAAGCAACGTGAAACAAGTGATGCTGCTAAACTAGCGAAAGCAAGCGAGAGGTTAGCGAAAGCACAAATTGAAAAGGTAAAACAAGCACTATCAACAGATGCTAATAAAAAATCGTTCAAGGAAAGACTTAAAAACCTAATACCTAAATCGGGAAACATTTGGCTTAAATATCAAGAAAGCAATGTAAATTCATTGGTAGCTAAACTAAATGCAACTGCAAGTAAAAATGAATCTCCTTTATTGGCTGAATTTTCAAAATTGGTTACTCAAAATATAAACGAGAAACTAAATGAGTTAATGCCTAAAGGAAACAATGTAAGCCAAGAAAAAAATAAATCGTTAGAACTTGCTGACATTATTAAGAACGAAGAAAAGTTTGCAGAAATTTACGAAAAGGCACTTACTAAAATTAAGGAACAAAATAAAGATAACCCAAAAGCAATTTCTTTATTAGAAAACCTTTTAGAACAAAACGACTTAGGAAAACCATTTAGCAAAAAAGCTATCTCAAATGCTATTGAACAAAAAATAAAACAAACCAAACAAAGCATTGACGATGTAATTATCGAAGGAGAAGAAAGTATATTAGCATTTAAACAAAAGATTGTAGATAGTATTTTAAAAGATGCCGAACTAGACACAGAAGTAGAAGCGGAAATTAAAGATAGGATTGAGTTTGAAGTTGATAATTTGTTCAACACACAAGCAAAAAATCACTACAAAACCACAGCGCAAAGAATTGTTAATGATGCTAAGTCAATGGCAGATTTACCTACTACTAAAAAAGAAGCAAAGGTAATAAGCCAATTAATTAGTAAAGTAGCTTCAATGGCAAAGGATACCATGATAAACAAAAAACAAGTGGTTGGTAAAACACCACTTGAATTAATGGAATTTGCTTTAAAAAATGCTGAAATAGGTAGAAAAATATTTACAGAAGCACAAAAAGAAGTTCAAGACATTATAAAGAATGACGAAAACTTAACAGCCCAAGAAAAAGCTGATTTAAAACAGTTTTTAGAAAATTATCAAAAGTCAATATTTGATGCGCTTCTTACCAATAAAAATAAGGACTTAATAATAAAAGAAGCCCTAGTAAAATTAGGTTACGCAACACAAGATAGTAAAGGAAATATAGTAGCTGATTTAGGGAAAATTGCATTAAGCAAAAACACTCCTAAAGAAGCAATTGAAAAAGTTAAAGAAGCGATAAGTAATGAGTTAGGTTTAGACCCTAGCGAAATTGACGACTTACTAGCTGCTTTAGAAACAAGATTTAATGAACTTATTCAAGCTAAAAAAGAAGCTAAAATAAACGCTGTTGTAAAAGCAAACGATAGATACAAAGCAGCTACACAATTTTCAAACAAAGCTAGGAAAGATAAAATACGTTCACTAATTGAACTTTACAATGCGGGTGGTTTAACAAACGATAAGATTTTAGAAAAAATGGCTCGTGATTTAGGTATTATAGCCTTTACGGATAACGACCAAAAGATTATTGAAGACTTGTTACAGCGTATTGATAATGCGGGTTTAGGTTTTGTTAGTGCGGGTTTAGAAGAAGAACTACAAGCATACTTTGAACATATAGGCGGTACTTTTGCCATGAAAGAAATGTTTGAGCGTTGGAGAGCAAGATTACTTTCGGGCTTTATTACAACGGGCAAAAACTTAACAGGCTTCTTTGATACGGGCTTTATGATTGGACACCAATTAATAGATTCCAATATGAACATGGGTTTGTTGAAAGGTAATGTTGACTTAAATATTTTAAAAGTAATTAGACAAGCCAATAGAATTGGAGGAACACTAGCCTTAGAAAGTTTAGTAAATGGAAGTGTTGATAACGGAAGTGCTTTTGCCGAACAAACTGGTCAAAAAGAAGGAACACCAAGCGTAAGGTTTTTAGAATTTCAAAAATATCACAACTATTGGACACCTGATTTACCCGTAACCGTAAAAGGCGTAACATTTAACTTAAACCCAATAAACGCCTTAAAGAAAAACGAAAAATACGTTCAAAGGGTTTTAGGTGCAACTGATAGTGTAAACCATACTATTTTGCAAGAAATGAAATCATACACTTTTATAAAAAGAGTGGTAATGAGAGGTAGCCCCGAAATGAGTGCGAAAGAGGCTGCGAAAGTGGCTTATGAAATTATGTATTACTTAGACATTACAGAAGCAACAATAGCTGCATCTGAAATGTATAAAGAACAAGGTTTAGACATAGATAAAAACAAAAGAGCTTTTAATAAACTGGTTTACAAACTAGCACAAGACCATACTTTATTTAGGGCTTTAAGAAAAGCGACTGATGAATTTAAAAAATCAAACATTGAATATACTTCAAAAAGCGGGAAACTAAAATTAAACAGAAGAATAAATGAGATTGCTCAACAAACAAGAGCAGACGATGTTATAAAAGCTGCTACTGAATTTGCTTCGAGATATACTTATAAACAATCTGATATGGGTGTGTTTCCTTTAGTAGCCAACTTAATTAAATATGTAAAAGACGTATTTCCATTAATGGCAGCAAGGATTAGAAAGAATGCAAAAGGCACAGCGTATTCAAAACAAGCTAATAAAATAGCAAATGGTATTGAAATAAGTGGAGAACTATTATTTACAAGTACAATGCCTTTTATAAATGGTGTGGCGAATATTCTTGAAAAAGGATTAGAGTTTAACCCTATTTACGGTGGAATAAAATCAGCAACTTACTTAGGACTAGCTTTAAATGCTAATAACAAAAAAGATACAACAAAAGCAAGAGAACTTTCAGCAAAAAGCGGTGAAGTTATTTACAGAGTAGCGGTTGGAATGTTATTAATGGCACTTTTACAATCACTAGCAGACGATGACGAAGCAGACGATGAAAAAGCAATTTACGGACAAGGAGATAAGAACTTTAATAGAAACAAAGTTATAGAAACTGTTCGCCCTCAAAATACCATAAGAATAGGTGGGCGTGATATTTCATTCGATTTCTTTGGAACACTAGCAACTGAAATAAAAATACAGTCAATTGCAATGGACTTAAAAAGATACGCTGATAAAGAAATTACTAATACTCAATATATGGGTATGGTTTATAATCAAATTATAAGTTCATCATTCACAAAAGGACTTTCGGATATTGCAACCGCAGCTTCAAGTACAGCCCAAACAGGTAAATTAGCTACTTATTTTGAGAAAAAAACAGCCGAGCTATCTACTAGAGTAGTTTTACCATTTACAAGTTTTGCTAGACAAGCGGGGCAAGTAGCAGAACCCGAAGCTAAAAAAGCAATTGGTTTAAAAGAAAATATAATTAAACAAGCGGGCGTTGGTGGTTGGCTGTTAAACAGACCGAACCTAGATTATAGAGGAAGAACTTACGATACGGGCGAACTTTATACAAGTAGTGCTAGTGGCGCAATGAATTTATTTGGAAGTAGAGTAAATAAAGACCCTATTGATATTTGGGTTTTAAAAGCTGCAAACAATAATTTAGGAGTTAGCGACATCAAAAAAGATAGTGATAAATTTTATTTAGTTGACAATCCCGATGGAACTTCTCGCCCAATGACTGACGAAGAAACTTATGATGTTTCAGCAGAAGCAGCTAGAATATTTAATGGTTTATTGGTTGACTACTATAATAAAGAAAAGAACAATCCTATTACTAAAACAAGTCAAGAGCAAGTTGCGAAAGATTTAAGCGAAAGACATAACGAAGCTAAAAAAGCATCGTTTAGAAAATTATTTAAAGGCAGTAAAAACGAGGACAAATATTTAGAAGATAAATTTGATTGGCTTAAAAAAGACGAAGGCAAAGAAACTGAAATCAAAAGAGCAGCCGATGATATTGCTAATAAAGTTAGTGAAGAAACAAAAGCATTGCGTGATAGATTACCTAAAGACAAATACGACAAACAAATATTTTTAGCTAAAATGCTTCGCTCAATAGTAAACAAAACTACCACCTTAAAACAATGGAAAGAAGCGGGCATTATTGAAAGCGTAGAGAAAGAAGGACAAGAGATATTGAAATTGTCAAAATAATACATATATTTGAAACGTCAAGAAAAACGACATAAAAAACAATGAGAACATACAGACTGTATTACACACAGAGAAACCGTAAAGGTGCAATTTTAGATGGAAGTTGCCAAAGAAAAGATGGACAGTATTATACTATCCTTACAACGGGTGAAATTAAAAAAGGAGTAGAACATACTCGAAAAGTAGGCGAAATTTGGAACTTTAAACTTTCAACATATTTGCAAATCCCTTCACTAGATAAAGTGGATAAATTCTCTTGGGGTTTAATTCACGTTCCCGAAGCCCACGACATTGCCAAAATGGATAATGAAGTGGAAAGAAATCAAGCTGTAAAAATGCAGAACTTAGTTAAGTTTGTTAAATTACACCCATTAGTTGCAGAGTATCATTCAGTAACAAAAGAGCAGTTAAACATAAACTTTAGCGTAGGACTTACAAGAGGAATTAACTTTGTATTGGTTGACGAAACAGCAATTGAAGAAAAAGCGTTTAATACTAATCGTGAGCAAACAAAAGCAATTTTATCATTAGACGAAATCTATGACAATTGTTTAGAAGAAAAAGACTTTACAGAACTTGTAGATATTTGCTTTGGACTAAACTTAGCTATTAAACCACAGCTAAACGAACCAATGGTGAACTATAATAAAGCAAAAGAATTTATCAACCATTCACCAAAAAGATTTGTTGACTTTGTTTCAAAGAAAAACGAAAGCCAATATCTAATTGTGTTTAGGAAAGCAATTACAGAACTAAAAAAAGGCAGTAATCCAATTATTACTTTCAAAAACGGTAACTACTATTTTGGAGAACAAATAATTGGTAAAGACGAAACAGAAGTAATCTACTTCTTCAAAACCAATACTAAGGTATTCGATTACCTTTTAGCAGCAACACAAGGAAAACTTACAAGCGAAGAAGTGTCCGATAAAATAGACATTGAATTAGGCACACAAGAAAGTGGACACGTTGAAGAAAAAGCGGTAATTGAAACTAATACAGATATTGTAGAGGAAATTACTCAAGCAGTAGATAAGTGTATTGAACGCTTAGAAAAACATAAAGGCAAGGCAACTTTCGATAATCTTAAAGACAAGATAAAAGTTGAAGCAAACGCTTACAATGAAACTGAAAAAATAATGTTCATTGATGTTTTTAACGCTAAAACTAAACTCAAAAATATAGAGTTTTCTTTATAACACTCACACAGAAAGCCCTAGATTTAACCATTTAGGGCTTTTTTAAAACATTTATAATCCAAGTATATCGGTAATAATTTAAAGGTTTGAGGTAGGTAAGTAAAAATGTTACCCCTACCCCTAAAGAAGTAACACTCTTACTCAAAATGTCTATCGTATAATGAACTCAATAGGAATCGGTTTTGGCTTTAAAAGGAAAATGTTACATCCATGCTTTAAATTTAAAAGAAATAATTTGGTAATCGTAATTAGCGAATGGTATAAAACCTCGCCACAGACCAATGGAAGCGTTTTTGAAGTAGGCGTAAAAAAAGCCTTAAAGGGTAGGACTTTAAAGCTTTCGGTTTAATTGCTCAAACCTTGTAATGTAATATCTTGTGTTTTAGTCCTACCCTTAACAACACAGCAAATATAATATTTATTTTAAACAATGCAAATAAAAAATACACTATGTCGAAATTATTCGTAAAACCACAACGACCTAAAAGAAAAAAGAAGCTAAACATAATCTTCAATCTATTCTCGTTTTGCCCTTTAGAAGATGCAGATTACAATTGTTTTATTTCGTTCAGATATTACCAAAGAAAAAATGAAGAGTTTTTTGCTTGGGGATACACAATAAAATCAAAGAATGAAATTATTAAACAAGATAGAAGCCAAGTACACTATCACGAAGGAATTAGTGAGTTTTCGCTTACATATACAGCAATTAGTAGAATATTTGATTATTTTATTTCAAACGATTTAGTAGAAGCGAAAATTAATTTATTCTCCGAAAGCCCATTAGTGTTTGACCAAATGGCGGGGAATGTAAAGATAAACCCAAAAGCCTATTGCGCTGACTTAGCTTGGGAGATACAAGATAAAATGGTAGAGTTTTACAATTTAAGGCTAAACTTTATAACAAGAACATCAAATATTGACAATTATAACTATATTCACGAATTAGTTTAAAGTACCTCTATTTCGTTTCTCACTTGGTCAAGATAGTTATTATACCCATCTGAATTAAGCGGGTTTTCTCTAGCGAAAGCTACTGCGCTTAAAGCACATTTCTTAGCTATTAGTGATTTGTTTACCGAACTTTTTACCATTGGTAAATAAGTAGAATACAATTCTTTGGCTTTTTGTTTGGGGAATGTTATAATCATTAGTTTAGTTCTTTGATTTGTTTTAGTAAGTACTTTGAAATAGCTATTATGCGTTGAAATTCTGCTGCTGTTGCGTAGTGCCTATTATATTCAGCATTGTTTAAGTCGCCTTCTCTTTTTGCAATATCTTTTTCAATAAACTCAACAACCTTTTGCTTAAAGTCTTTTTCGGTTGGTTCTTCTTTTGGTAGTGGTTCATAAACTGCTTCCCATGTTTCTACTATTTCTTTAGGCATAAAATAAGTATTGCTTACCTCATCATCATCATTTTTTGTACTGTAAGCAGTATAGCCATTATGATATTCGCCCTCTTTAAAATAAAGTTCGCCCTCTTTTATGTTTCCGCCAAACAAATCAAACGGTGCTTTATACCCAATTAGCTTTCCTTTTTCTTCGGGTGCGTTCCATTGGTTGAATAGAATTTGCGCTTTTTCTTTGCTTTGTTTACCTTTTAAATTATTCCAAATTTTAGGCAAAGTGTCCATAACCAAATATTCTGCAAGTTCTGTTAAACTCAAATTCTTTGCTTTGGTTTCTTTCAACCATGTTTCTAGTTCTGTTTTTTGTACCATGTTTTTATTATTATATTTCTTAAAATCTCGTAGGCTATTATGCCAAGTGCTAGGTTTAGTATCATGCTTTTATGTGTTGGTAAATAGTTTTAAGCGTATAATTAATGCTGTTTTCATTCAGCTTCACCTTAATATCTTTTGCAGCCATTCCATTTTTAGCATAGGCTTTGATTAGTTCTACTCCGATTGGTGAAGTAGGTTTGTAGGTACGGTTTTTTGCAACTAGAGCCATTTGTTTTTTAGCATACTCTTTATCTTGCATAAGAGGACTACCTAGAGAAGTAATTGTATTCCCTTTTTTGGTAACGTAAACCTTATCTTTTTTAAGTCTATTTTTTATAGAGTTCAATCCATTAACGGTTCTTTCGGAAATCATTTCACGCTCCCTTTGTGCCATAGCTGCAAATAAATTTATTGTAAAGCCATCACATTCAGGCATATCCGAACATATAAACTTAACCTTACTTTCCATGAGTGAACTAATAAAGTAAACATTTCTCGAAAGTCTATCCAGTTTAGCCACAACTAAAGTAGCGTTATGTAGCTTACACATATTTATAGCTTCTAAAAGCATGGGTCTATTATTCTTTTTGCCCGATTCTATTTCGGTAAAAGACTTAATTACAATACCACTATCTGTTATCTGCTTCACAGCCTTTTCTTGCGCTTCTAAACCAAGTCCGCTTTGACCCTGTTCTTTAGTAGAAACTCTTTTATAAGCCACATATTTTTCATCGTTTTGCATGGTTCAAAGTTAAATTCTTACTTTGTATTTCCTAAATAATTATTCTAACAAAAGAAAAACGCATTGATATTCAGATTAATAAAATTTATTTTAGAATGTTTAAGTAATACTACTTGTAATTACGTTTGGTAATATTATTTTTGCTTGACCAAAAAGAAATAAATAAAATGAAACAATCAAAACTAACCGAAGAAACGAAAGTAATCTTGTTGCACAATGACAACCAAGAGAAACTAGCTGAACTAGCAAAAGAGTTCGGAATAAAAGCTGTAAGCATGATTAAGAACATCAAACAAGATAGTAGATTACTAACACAGCCTTGTTATTTAACAGCAATAAAGAAACACTTCAAGCTGCCTAATAAAATGGTGCTTACAGAAGATTTTATCATACAAGACGCTTACCTTAGCAAACATAACTAACATAAAAACAAAAAATAATGAGTACAATACTATTTGAATGCGATGTTACAGAGTTTGACATCGTTCCCGAAAAAAAGAACAATGAAAACTGCTTTGCGATAAACGACAAAGCCCTAGTAATTAACTTCATGGACACAAGAAGTTCAAAACACGGAGAAATTATGGTGCAATCAGAAATTGAGCGAAAAGATGCTCTTGAACTTGCTAAACTAATTATTTTAAAATACAGTTAGATGGAAAATACATTTACAGAAGAAGAAATGTGTAAGTTCTTATCAGAAAAGATTGGGATATACTTTTTAGATATGAATAGCGTGGTTGTAGATACCCAAAAAGTATTCAATGAGTTTCTCGCTGAAAGAAAAAGAGAAAAAGACTTAAAGGCTAATTTAATTAAGACAGACGAGAAAATGATAATACTAAAAGACTTATTGCGCTACGAAAAGGAAATAATAAGCAGCCCAATAAGGTTTAATGGAGTTTCCGTAGAACATATACGACAAGTATTTGCTAGGTATGGAACAATTGAAGATATAAAGTTTTAAACCAAAAAAGCCCTACTAAAATTAATTAGTGGGGCTTTCCTTATTAGTTCATGTCGTTTTCTTTCCAATAATCAAAAGCATCGGGCATCGGAGCAGCTTTATCTTCTTTAGTAGTGTCTGTTTTATGATAACGCTTTTCTGCTTCGCTCTCACTTTCTGCAATCCATTGGGTTAGTGTTATAGCAGCCCTAACTATGTTCGTAGAATCGAATAGTTGCTTTACTGCTTTTAGGGTTTTAATGTCGTAATTATTGCTCATTGTTATATTGTTGATTATCAGTTAGTTCTAAAAAGGCAACGAATCGTTTCCATCATCTTCTACTTCGCTAAAACTAGGCTCTCCTTTTGCTAGTGGTCTTTCTAATGGCGCAGAAGGAGTGCTTTGCGTAGGTGCTGAATTACTGTTAGCAGCCCATACATTCCAAGCGATAAGGTTTGTAAAATACTTTCCTTGCCACTCTCTCGAAACTGGCTCATACTTAACGGTACATACCGAACCTAAACTTGGAGTTTTAACTTTATCGCTTTTGATTTCAAATGCAATCTTCTTAGGATATTCACCATTCGTTTCAATGACAAACACTCGTTTAACACCCTCACCTTTTTGAGTTTGGTATCTTTCTTCGGGTAAAACTGCGATAACCGTTCCAATCGCTTCGGGGCTTTTCTTTTCTTCTGCTGACATATTCTTCGTTTAATTATATTACAAATTAACTACATTGTAATAAATAATGCAAGAAATATTTTATTTATTTTTTACTTGTTTATTAAAGACATAACAATTACTTTTGTAGTATATAAATTATTACAATCAAAATGATTAAGGAAAAAGACATAGTAATAAGAGTAGAACCCGAATTTAAAAAGACGCTGCAACAAAAGGCTAAATTACTAGGTCTTAGTTTATCTTCTTTCGTTAGGTCTGTTTTAGTAAAGGAATTGAAAAACAATAAATAAAATGAAAAAAAAACAATCACAATTGCAACTCTATTATGCTTAATAGCTTGCTCAAAAAACGAATTTATAAACTTTTTTAAAATAATACTTGCTTTGTAAACATTATTTGCTATCTTCGCACTCGTTAGTCTAGGCAGTTAACAACCTTTATTTAGTATATCTTTTTAGTTAAAAGTATAAAATGCGAAAGCATAAATTAAGTCCAAGTCTGCCTAGATTGGACTTTTTTTATGTCCAAAAACTAACAATAGGTATTGTATGAATTGTATATCTATTGGCTAAGTGATTTAAACGCCATAATCAAAAACAACAATGTAAAATAATCCTAGTTTTAAACCAATCCAAGCAATGTTTAGCCGACAACTTGGGCGTGGAGTGAAAGAGATAACCAAAACTAGGGGGTTTCGCATACCCAAGATGTCTAGCAGTACGTCATTCTTTATTTTACCGATATAGTTTAAGGCAATCACTAAATAAGTCTTAAT